AAATCTTAAGTGGTGAATGAGTAAATATGCGTTAGAGGTTATTAGTTCCATTTTTAATTGGGTAGGTAGGGTAACATGATTTTGACTAAAAATTTTAATGGTCAATAGGGGGATTTACCTAACACGTTTTTAGACCTAATTTTTAATTAGTGAATAGAGAAATCTCAGCCCTCTCCCTCTCTCCCTGTTTTTTAATCGACCTTGCCCATTGCATATTTTTAATTGTAATCAATACCCTTACAACAAAATGATTGTAATCAAAAACATTACAACAAAGCCCTTTACTCTCAATCATTTACATAAAATAAATTAGTATAAATAGCTATAATAAAATAGTTTAATACATAAAGCTATAAATAAATAGCATAGATAAAGGGGCATAGATAACAGGGCAAAGACCTGGATAATATACTATAATATAAAAGGCTATTGATAGGCTAAAATGAAAGGCATATTGAAAATTTTCATGAAAATGCCAAATACTTTCTAACACTCTTCCCCTTAATCCTATACATAAATAACCATAATTATTGCATAAATATCCCCTATCTACCATACAAAATAAATATACATTTAACTGTATAATTAACCCATAACCCCTTTATCTATCTATATTTTCTCTTTCTCTCACTAACATATTATAGCCAACCTTAACAATCAGCCTATTTTCCCTATAAATTATCTATTATCTCAACAAACAGACCTATCTATTATATATCGTTCTATTCTATCATCACTATATACTGATATAAGCTAAAACTATATCAAAAGCCCTATTATATATAATAATTAACTATAGAAAAACTTTATATAACCCTTGATTATATCGGATATTGTGATATAATAGAATCATAAGGGATAAGGAAAAACCTTTCAGGTTATCAGGCTATCCGATATAAAAAGTTTAAAATTTTTTAAAAAACTATTGCAATATATCGGATATTGTGGTATAATTAAGTAAAGGTTAGGAATTAACCTAAATAAAATCTAAAGGAATAAGCTAAAGGCTTATAAGGTATAACAACATGAAAACACCAAAATTTGATTACTCAAACACTGAACTTTACACTAGCAAGTATAGCATTTATGGTTATTGTTTGTTCATTATGATTGATATTGAAAACAAGACCTTTGTTTTCGGTCAGTCAAACAGTACAGTAGTAAGCCTACATAGAGCAGAATATAGAGTTCTTGAGGGTGTAACTCAAAAGCAAATCAAGGAACTAAAACAAAGATATCTTGACCGTGGTTATACACAATTAACTACAAAAGATTTCATTTAAGCCATTATAGGTTAAAGCCTATCAGTCAACTTGCAAGGGTTGGCATGGCATAGCGTTTGACGTGAGACAAACAGATAAAGCATTATATCACTAGTCAAAAGCCCCTTATTGCAAGGAAAACTTTTCTAGACTTGCTTTACTCATTGGAAAACTCAGACTAAATGCAAACAAGTTGACAATATCAGCCCTTTAAAGCTCTAACAAGGGAAGATACACAAGTAAAGAGCGTTTGTACTAATTCCGAACATTGAAAACTAAATAGAAAGATAAAACAAAGGAAAACACAAGATGTTAGAATTAAAAACTAAATTATCTAGTATTAAGCTAGATGAAAATATAACTATTTCTAGAAAAGGTAAAAATCCTTTAGAGCTAGAATATGAAAAACGCTTTATTGATTATCTACAACCTAAAGAAAATTATTTATATTTGATTATAGGAGTATATAAAAGCGCTTATTGTGTAAAAATTGATGTATCACTTACAGAAGATATGATAAATGAAATCTTAGAATGGTACTTTAATAATAAACCTTTATCAAACGTTACAATAAAGGCGCAAAAGATAACAATTAAGGAATTTTGGTAAAAGTGAGGGGATTTTTCCCCTTGCTAGTTAAGAAGGATAAAGAGGTAAAATCATGCCAAAAACTTTAGAAAAATTGATTGATAAGGCTTTAAAAACAGGAAAAGCAAATATCAGGGGTAAAGGTAAAGAAAAACATGTGAAGATTGTGGAGACTACTTTTACAATGAAGACCTAGAAGAAGGTTCTGACGGTTGTCTATACTGTTCTGACTGTATCTATGACAACTTAGAAGATGAAGAAGAAATAGCATAAATTCAAAGGGTGAAAATATGGGTTTGGGATTGACAAAATCTCACCCTAAAATCACCATGTAAGGACTAACACACAAAAAAGGCATAAGGAAATAAAAACGAGGTAAATAAGATGAAAATTTTTAAATTTTTAGGGTATGGAAGCATCATTTTTGTAATTTTGATAGTTTTTGGAACTATGTTGCAAAGTATTCCACAAAAACAAGAGCAAGAGACAGCTCAAACAGTCCAAAAGGTAAAAGCTCAGAAAAACAATGAGATATTGAAGAAGGAGCAAAAAGGTAATCAATATTTTATTGTGGTATGGGATGAAGATAGTGAATATACCATTGTCTATTATCTAGATAAGGACGAATGGGATACAGTCAATGTAGGCGATATTTACTAGTCTACAGCACGTTAACAGGTTAGGGGTATGTTTACCCCTTGACCAAAATTAAACTTAATAGAGAGCAAAAGAGAGGTTCTCAGGAGGTATAAAACAATGGTAAAAGGTTATAATATTTTTAAAAAATTGCTAAAGTGGTATGGCTTACCAATCGGAATGATTATTGGTAATTTGTCATCGGATTATAGTTTTCAACTTTTCGGAATTTGTGTACTGCTAGGTTATCTAGCAGGAAGCTTTATCTATATCACAGATGACAAGGACTAAGGAGGTAAAGAATGGGAGTAGTAGTAACTAACAAGAAAAAGGAGTTGAAAAACTCTTGGAATCGTGTAAGCATTAACCCTACAATGGAGATTATGGATAGCTTTTTGATTGAAATGTTTGTCATGTATAGCTATGACAATTTAGAAGAGCCTCCATTTTCACTAGGTAAGGACTTACAAAAGGCTTTGAATCTTGGATATGATAGCAAGTATGCTTTCATTGACGGAGTTTTGAAGGGAGGCAATAAATGTTTGAAATTGGAGACATTATAACTCTAAAGAAAGATGCTTTCCTATGGCAAAAAGGTACAACTGCAAAGGTTGTAGAGCTAGAGTGCAATTTTGACCATAAGTGTGATATTGTAGTAGAAATACTAGATACTAAAGGAAAAATGATTGGTATGATAGGCAAAACTGTAGGAGCTATATCTAGACTGTTTGAGCTACATAAGGGAAAGAGAGGTTTACATGTTTAAAGAAGGACAATTAGTAACAGCTAAAGAGTATAACCTCTATGCTGTAACAGATAGGGGTAAGCCTCTTGAGGTTGTAAATTGTAATCATAATAGGATGAGGGTAAAGTGTCTATGGACTAATGATGAAGAATACACAGTGGAGATAGCTAATTTTAGACCTATGAGTTATGATGAAATTCTTAAACCAGGACAAAAAGTAATTATTGATGCATTTCAAGATGCTAAAGGTAAAAGCTCTACAGAAATTGCAACCTTCCTAGGATATAGGACTTATGGGGCAGGAGTTAGATTTAATAGTGGTAACTCTATAGCGGTATCAATGCACAGTGTGAAAGGAGTTGTGAAAGGTGGATTATACATATAAGGTAGGAGATAAGGTTCTGCTATACCCTATAGCTGACAGTAAATACAACTTTGAGCAGGATAGAGGTAGAGAGGTAACGATTATAGATATTGATTGGAGTGATAGTTACCTGCCCTATAAAATACAGACTGTAAGAGGTAATTGGTATTGGACTAGCTTACAAGCAATAAAAGGAAAATTCAATGGTATAGGATTGATTATATAAAATAATTTTTAAAAAGGTATTTACAAAAGTGGTATAAAGTGATATAATAAGGTGTATCATTTAAAAAGGAGGATATATGATTGCAAACCTAACGGGGCACGATGTAGTTATTGTAGACAAATATGGGAATCCTACAAGGATTATTGCACCTTGTGAGACAGAAGAGCCTTTAAGAGCTGATGTCTCTATCCGTAGATTGGGTAAGGTTGACGGAATTAGGCTTACTAAAATTCATTATGAGTCTAATATCACAAAACGAAAGATGATGGAGCTGTTTATGAACTATGAAGGAATCATAGTCTCAAAGATTACAGCAGAATGTTTAAGAGAGCTAGGATATACTAAAAACGTGTATATCACTGGACGGAAATTCTATCTACACGGAAAAATGATAGGAGTTAAAGAGCTTTGTGTTCTATAAAATGAGGAGGAAAAATGAAGCTAGAAGATGTTAATGTAGAAATTAAGGAAACAGCATCCTTGATTGAAGAATCAGTATTTAATGACATGGTAAAAATGGTAAACTCTAATGAGGACTTAGATAAATTGGTAAATGCTTATATTGAAGGTTTACCACATAGTGAGAAACATCTTGCTTACATAGAAGGTGATTTTAAAGAGCGTGTATCTTACATTGTGGATATGTCAGATGAGATTGTTGAGCAATTACGAGAGCTTGATTGTGTAGATAAAATCCGTGAGATGCAGAATGTCTGGAGTGAAAGTGGGTGTACCTTTAATGGAGAGCACCACTACTCACCATTAACATTGCTAGTTGTGTCACTAGATAGTCAAAGAATTTTACCCTACAATGTTAAGGAATGGTACAAACAAAACAAGGAAGCATTTTTAAAAGGGTTAGACAGACTAATCCTACGTAAGAAATGTCAGGTACTAGAAGAAGAATCTAAAGAAAATATTTTTTCTAATGTTAGGGAATTTAAGAGAAAAAACTTACCTTCTACATGTGGGATAACTCTTGCATATTTCCTACAAAGAGCAGGAGCTACAGATGTTTATTCTGATAATGTTGATGATGCTTACCATAAGTATGCAGATTATATCAGTAATAAGTTTGAAAGTATTATCCTTAAAAGTAATCCTAACCTAAAGAGATTTACATATAAGTCTATGATTAAAGATTATTTTGGACTTGACCTAGTAGAAGGAAACAATGCACCTAAGCTTGCTAAACAGTTGAAAAAAGCAGGAATCAGCTACACAGATGAAGAGGTTCGCCATTTTGGTGAGGTTCAGAAATGGTGGAATGATTGGTATAATGAGGATTTTGCTTCTACCATTAACGATAGTGATGTACGCTGTAAGGATTTATGGATTGACTTGAAAGACTTTACAATCCCTTACATAGTTGATAAATGGGCTTTTAATGGTTCATGTAATCAGTCTAGTAGCTCAGCAGGAGCAGATACACACCTTATTTTGAAGCATCTAGGATTTGAATATCTTAAGGGTTACTCAACATACTACAGAAATGGGAATTACACTCTACAGCCTGCTTTACGTACTTACTTCTTAAGAGAGGGTACTGATATTGGTCATGCAGGAAGCTATGCAGACTTTTCAGGAACACGAGCTAAAGCTTGTTATGAATTTACTACAATTTTACTATGTATTGTGTTTGGTAAGAAGGTAGAAGACTTTTATAGTGTAAATGGGATGAATATTGACTGTGAGCAATACTTCCAAATTGATACAGACTCTTATTTCTGCTTTTGGGCTAATCAAGGTAATAATGAATACTCTAAGTTTGGTACAAAATGTAACATTTTTGATAAGATTGATTTTGATGATATTAAGGACTACATTGAAAATGAAGTGCCTATAAGATATATGTTTAGTAAGTTAGGTTCTGAAGAAAAACAAAGAATTTACTTGGCAGAAAGCCTACGTACAAAAACTAAACTAAAAGAAAAAGTAAGTCATAGTGGATATGGCTTACTAGGTAAAATTATGAAAGAATACAGTATTTAAGGAGAAACTAAATGAAAAATAGAGAAACTTACAATTTTATTGATGTCCTAACTAAAACTCAATCACAGATGCTAGAGTGGTTGCCAGATATTCTACTTGACTATGGGTATTCTGTGACAGTTACAGATTATATGATTATGGGTATCAGTCCTCTTGATAACCAGGTAGGATTGGTTGCACACCTAGATACAATTAACACTAAGCAGAAAAGTTACTATAACACAAAGTATGACTATGGTTATAATAGCAAGTGGTATAAAGAATACACAGAAGAAGAAAAGACACCAGAAGTCCAAGATATTCTTGTTACTGACCGTTACATTCTTTTAAGTCCTGAGCACAAAGATAGCATTGAATGTTTAGGTGCTGATGACCGTGTAGGAGTTAAAACTATCCTAGATATTCTTTCAATGGGTCTAAAACCTCATATTCTCTTCACTACGGACGAGGAAGTGGGTTGTGTAGGTTCACGTACTGCTGTTGCAGAAAACGCTCTAGAGGAGCTAAAAAAGGCTTCTATGCTTATTCAGATTGACAGAGGAGTTCACGAAAACTCTTGGCATGAAATGGTGACCTATAGTTTTGACCCTTCTAGTCAACCTGAAATTTTTAAACAGTTAGGAAAGACTTACACAATGGCTACAGGTTCTTATACAGATGTTGCTGTGTTAGGTGAGCATCTTGACAAACCTATTGTGAATGTATCAGCAAGTTATATGAATGAGCATCACACAGATGAGTTTATCAATCTAGAAGCCTATGAGTATAACACTAATGGACTTATCAAGTTTATCAAGTGGGCTGTTAAACAAGACACAAGTGGTTGGAAGTATAAGGCTAAACCTTTACCTAAAGTAAAGAAAATTGTATCAACTAATACTGAAACTGAAAGTCTAAGCTCTACTGAAAGTGTATCTAGCTATATTAGAGTTCCACAAAAAGGAGCTAAACGTAAATCACTTGTAGATGAATCAGGAAACTTTGCATCAGCGAATGAATACTTTGAAGAAATGAATAAGTCTAATACAATGAATCCTCTAATCACCTTTAATAACTATGTAAAACTTGGTTATGATAGAGATGAGTTATTGTCTTACCTAGATGAGGCTTATGCTGACGGTGTATCATTCTCAACATACCCTGAATTGGCTTATATTCTACGTGGCTACTACGTACTTGATGAAGAACTGTAAGCATGACAAAAAAAGGATAGCCCTGATTTGGGCTACCCTTTGGTGTTCATGTACTAAATATATAATACCACAGTCTAAGGTTATGGTCAAGTAAAAGCTCTAAAAATTCTGTATATGTACTTTTTTGATGGTAGTAATACCTAGTTATTATATATAATTATTAGATAATTATTATTACCATCAAAAGTATACATATATGAAAATTTTTTAACTTAAGGTATTGCTATTTATAATTCTTTGTGATAGAATGGTATTATCAAATACGAGGAGAGGTGTATCATGTATTTTAAGGTATATACTGAAATGTTCCATGATGATAGAATTAAAAATCTTATGGATATTTATTTATACTCTTTTTTGTGTGGGTTTGCTAAGAAAGACTCACAAGATGTTTATTCACACTACAACAACCAACAACTTGTGGAAGTGTTCGGTTGTAGTTCAGCAACTATCTCTAACTCTATCACAAGACTAGAGAAGTTAGGATTGGTTACACGCTTTGAGAAGAAAGGCTTTAGTGAAAAGACTTTTGACTTTTTCTGTAAGCGTACTTTGAAGGTAAGCACAGTTTTATACAAAGAGCTTGCTGTAGGTGACTATATTTATATCCAAAGTCATTGGCTTACAGAATGGAAATTGCCTTTACGAGCTACACAGCTACTAGGGTTATTTAACTCAGCATATCACAAGCTAGGAAAAGATGATAAGTTGATAGCATCACCACAAGACCTTATTGAATCTATGGGTAATGTAAACTATCGGACTTACATTAACAACCTTAATCTCCTTAAGGAACTAGGGCTTATTGAAGAGCTTACTCCTAAGAACGAGCACAACAAATTGTTTCACCTATCGGCTAAACTTGTGAATGACTGTGTAGAATCAGATGAGCTTTTCTCTGAGGTTGACCTAGAGGAAGTTGCTAATGATTGCAAGTACACAGTAGGTAAGTTGAAACATTTACTTGCTTGGGTAAGACGATTTTTACGTGGAAAATCAAGCAAGGTTATTGACCGTGTGTTAAGTATACTTTCACCTAAAGAGCAAGTAAGAAGCACACTAGAGCCTTTGTGGCAAGCCTTTAATTTCTATGAGAGAGAATCTATTAGGCTTACAATTCCTGAAGGAGTTGACCACAGATTAGGTTATTTTGTGCAAGGAGGTAGTTCGTGAAAAAACAAAATAAATTTATAACACTACTACAAAGAAACTTTGGTGAGAATGACCTTGTAAACTTTGGAGTAAATAAGAAATTCTATCTTGAAAGAAAGACTAAGGAAGACCCTGAGTTTGAGGATAGATTTTCAAGAGACTTTGAGCAAGCTAAACATTATGTAAAGCATATTGGCTCACAAGTTAAGGCTTTACGTGATAAGTATGACCTTTATATCTCTTTCACCCCTACAGGAGGTAAAGAGCGTAAAAAGACTAATGCACAAGACACTTATATTATTGCACAAGATATTGACGGAGCACCTATTCCTACTGATTTACCTCCTAGCTACTATTGGGAAACTAGTCCAGGTAAATATCAAGGAGTATGGATTTTAGATAATAAGGTAAATCCACAAGAACATGAAATTCTTTGTAGAAAGTTAGTAAAGAAATATGACTTTGACCCTTGTGGAGTTGACATTGTGCATCTTTACCGTATTCCTGGAAGTGTAAATCACAAGTATGCTACAGACTTTAAAGTTAGTGGTATGAAGGGTGAAGGTACAGTTTACCGTAAACGTGACTTTATGAAGCATCTTGAAGATGTAGATATTACAGCACAGTCAGTAGTGAAGAATGAAGAAATACCTTTCAAGATGTATGACCTTGACACACTGTTAGACAAGTATAATGTCACTAAGCAATTTGCTCACAAACTAGCTGTAGACCGTTCTGAATGGGCTTGGAAGTTAGAGCGTAAAATGATTATCAATGGTGCAAGTAAGGAAGAGGTTAAGTTTGTCCTATTAAGTGCACCTGATGATAAAGCCAAGTTTACAGATGAGACTGTAGATGCAGAAGTCAATCGTGCTTTTGCTAAGACTCAACAAGAAGAGAAAGATGCTGAGGAAGTAGAACCTACTTACACAAGACTAAGTAAGAAATTCAAGATTGAAGAGCAAGGAGGAAAATCACTCCGAACTGTTACTAAGAATGGTAAGAAGCGTAGTACCTCTGTGAATATTGTCCGTGTTGATGATATTGAGCCTTTTGACCCTACAGACTTTTGGTTGATTGAAGATTTTTGGGAAAATGGTTCTGTAGGTATTATTGGAGCACCTTCTAAGTCATTCAAGTCTACCTTTGCCTTAAACCTAGCATGTGCTGTTGCTACAGGTAAGCCTTTTGACGGTAGAAAGGTTAAACAAGGAGCTGTACTAATCCTACAAGGTGAAAACAACTTGTCTATGGAACAGCATAAGATTTATGCTATCACAGGAAGTGAAACACCTCCTCCAATCTACTTTGTGGATGACAATATCAACATGGAGCACATGTATAAATTAGTAAATGATATTAGAGAGCTAGAAGTTAAACTCTTAATCATTGACCCTATGTACTTGCTCTTTGGTAGTGGTGATATTAACCGTCACCAGGATATTGTAGAGCGTTTAGAGATTCTATCAAGACTTTCTAAAGAGACAGGATGCGCTGTAATGCTAATTCACCACAGTAGAAAGCTAGAGCGTGGAGCTAAGATTCAGACCTCAGATATGTATGGTTCTGCCTTTATTGAAGGTTGGTATGAGTCTATGATTCTCCTCCAACGTAAAACTCACAATTCAAGTAGGCTTACTACCTATTTCCGTAATCACAAGTCAGGAGATGTCTATGACCTTGTGGTTGATGATAACATGGGCTGTAAGGTATACTCGCGAAAAGATGAGAGTGACTATGAGGAGAAGGAAGCTAGTTTTGGTAAGTTAAGCAAAAAGGAGAAGTCTGATGCCTAGATTCCCTAAAGAATATAGAACTCCTAAGTGGTTTGATAGATGTATGGAAGAATCTAATTCTGAAGTGTATAAGACCTTTATTGAATTGGTTGATGCAGACCTACAAAGTAGAGAGATGCACTTTGAGGATTATATCTACACCTATATCACAAAGACACCTAGACGGTCAAGTGTTGCAGGAGCTATCAGACAGCTACGTTTACCTCCTGCTGACCTTATACCTAACTTTCCTTGCTTGTCTGAAGAAGAGGCTACATGGCTTCAATGGTATGCTGTGAATAATACTAATGGTATCACAAGGTTTAAGGATAAGCCTGGATATGCAGAACTTATTGAAAAGTACCTTAAGAAGGAAGAGCCTCCTGTACCTGACATGTTCGCTGACTGTGAAGAAGGTGAAAGACCTGTGATTGTCCGTAAGAGAAATCAAGCAATAAGAAAGGCTTCTAGGATGTTATGCCTAGAGAGAGCTTACGCTCTAGGTGTGTAGATGTTAGATTTAATCAATACAGAAAAACTAGTCTGCCTTGATATTGAAACTACAGGACTTGATAGACACAGAAATGACATAACCTCTATTCAGATAGGATTTACTAGCACAGAAACAAGTAAGTACACAAGAAAGTTCTTTGACTGGAATAGGTTAGGAGCTAAAAGACAGCTCAAGCTAATGAAAAAGCTCAAAGAGTGTAAGCTAGTTACTCACAATGGTAAGTTTGACTTGCTATTCCTTTATGAAAAGACTGGAGTATCCCTTAACCTTCACATTGATACATTAGTATTGGCTCATATCTGTGGAGAGGAAGACCTTACCCTTAAAGGACTTACTAGAAAGTATTTTCATGTAGACTATGATATTTCAAAACAAGCTAAGACAGGAGTTATCACAGATGAGTTGAAAAGTTATGCCCTTGATGATGTCCTATACCCTATGAAGCTTATGAAGATTTTCAAAGGGAAAGTCAGAAAAGAAGAACTGTTTAGGGTATTCAAGCATGAGATGAGAGCATATAAGGCTTACTTTGAGATTGAAAAAGGTGGAGTACCTATCAGCCCTAAAAGACATGAAGTCCTTGAAAAGTTACAGGAAGACCTAAGACCTTACAAAGAAAAGCTTTTATTTTATGGAGACATTAACTGGAACTCAAATGAACAAGTTGCCAGCATCTTATTCACAAAGAAAGATGAACCTGTGTATAGACAAGACGGTGAGAGGTTAGACGATACATTTAAGGTTACTGAGAAAACAGTTGATGGTAAGTCCATAGAACTAGGAGAATTTTCTACAAGGAAAGAGGCTAATGCCTTCAAGAAAGAATATGTTGAAAAGAATCCATACATTTTCAAAGTAAGTGTAAACTTGCAGAAACATTTCAAACCTGTAGTCATTGGTTATGGTCAAGGACTTAAGGTAATGGAGCGTACTGAAAAAGGAGCACCTTCAGTAGGGATTGACACTTTATCTAACTATGTAGGTAATGAGTGTGTAGACACCTTACTTGAATATAAGCGTATCTCAAAACTCATTACATTTATTGAGTCTTGGGAAAGTCTACAAGTAGATGGCAGGATTTACCCTAGCTTTAACATTACAGCTAGAACAGGAAGAACTACATGTAGCAATCCAAACATTCAACAGTGTCCACAGGACAGTTATGTTCGTAATCTGATTGAAGCTAGACCAGGATGGAAACTGGCAGAACTAGACTACTCACAGCTTGAACTACGTGTGGCTAGTTGGTTAGCAGGTGATGAGAACATGCAACATGCTTACCAATCAGGAAGTGACTTGCACAGTAAGACTACAGAACTTTTGTTTGGTGACACTAGTGGTTTAAGTCCAGAGGAAGCTAAACGTAAGAGAACACAGTCTAAATCATGTTTCAGTGGTGATACTGAAATTCTTACAGAAAATGGTTTTGTAGAGTTCAGAATGTATGACGGTGTAACTCCTGTGGCTCAATATAATATTGAATCACAAGAAATTAGTTATACACAACCTACAGACTTTAGAATGATACCTAATCAGAAGATTTGTGTGTTTGAGAATGAAAATACTTCTCTTAAACTTACACCAGACCATGAGTGTATTATCCAAGTACAAAATGGTAAAAAGTATATGAAGAAAGTACCGTTTAAAGACCTTGCAGGTCATGGGCAGTCTAAGTATGCTTGGGTAAATGCTGGGTATTACAAGTATGATGAGAGTAAGTTTATTGATGATGACTTAACAAGACTTATTGCTTGCTTTGTAGCTGATGGTTCTTATAGTGAGACTAAAGCACAGATTAAGTTTGGTTTTACTAAGAAACGTAAAATAGATAGATTCAGAGAACTAATTGAAAGAATTGGTATTGAGTATGAAGAGAAAGTTCAAGGTAAATTGAATATATCCTACTTTACAATATCAGATTTTAGGTATGTAAGTCTCATGAAACGCTACTGTGATGTAAATAAAGACTTATTTAAGCCAGCACTTACTGAGTTAAATCCTCTTGTGTATCTTGAGGAAGCTAGTCATTGGGATGGTCATGTGAATCACACAAAACTTATTCAAATTAGCTCTACAAGCCTTAAGACAATAGAATACATGCAGATTATGGCTACTCAATCTGGTGTGAGAGCTAGATTATATAAGTGTAAAGATGAGAGGGATAATGTCAGTGATACTTGGCTATTATCTTATAACTTAGGTAAATCTCCCTTAAGTAGATTTGAAAGTAGGAATATTGACTTAAGGACTCATCATAACACAAACCACAATGTGTATTGTGTGACTGTACCAGAGCATAATATTGTGATTAGGCATAATGGTAAAGTTTCTATTCAAGGAAATTGTAACTTTGGCTTTCTATATGGAATGGTTGCAAAAACATTTATTGCCTATGCTAAAGGTTATGGGTTAGACCTTACACAAGAGGATAGTGAGAAAATCCGAGCAGACTTCTTTAATGCTTACCCTACACTACTTACATGGCATGAAGAGTGTAAGGATTATGCAAGAACTTATGGATATATTAAATCACCTATTGGAAGAAAGAGATGGTTTAAGAATATTCACAGTAATAATTTTGCTCTACGCTCAGCAGATGAGCGACAAGCAATTAACTCTCCAGTACAAGGTTTTGGTTCTGACTTGTGTACAAGTGCTCTAGCTGATATTGTGTTCAGTGAAGAGCTTGACCATTCTAGGTTCAATGTTTTAGGCTCTGTGCATGATGCGATTCTCTTTGAGATTAGAGATGATTATGTAGATGAGCTTGTTCCTGTACTAAAAGAAATGATGGAAAACCCTTCTATATTAGAGGGATTAGAGAAACCTATACCTATTATTGCAGATGTAGAAGTTTCTCAATGTTGGGGAGGACATTGATGTATTTGTATGATAAACCTGCTTACTCAAAGAAAGACTACTTACAACTAAGAGCTTTCAATAGGGAATGTTTTAAACTTGACCCTGAGCATTACATACAAAATCAAATTGACTATGACCCTTGCTATGAAATTGGTGTAGACGGTGAGGAATATGTACTTGCTTTCTTTATCAAGGGAATTAGGTATCTTAATCGTAAGTATAAGGCTAAGATACCTTCCTTTCCTAGCTATGATGAGATTTACAAGCTAAACTTTAGACTTCCTGCTAAGATTAACTTTGCAGTAAGGCGAATGGTTGCTGTAACTCACATGAAGACACAGTATGTATCTCACAATATAGCCTTCACCTATGCTTTTGGTGATGAGAGTGAACAGCTTATTATTCACTATCCAACTCATTCAGAGGAATCAGAAGCACTAGCAAGATTCATTATTAGTAATGGATACCGAGAAGATGTTTATAGTTGAGGAGTATTTTGATGGTAAGCTTGTTGAAGAGCACAAGTTTTTCACAAGTGAGAGGGCATTGGCTTTTTATGAAAGAGCCTTTAAATTGACAAAGAGTACCTACTTTGTGAGGTATTACTATAGAGGATTAGTAAATGGTAATAGTAAATAAGAACAGTTCTGTGGGAATCACGGAAGACATTATCACAAACATTATGCACTTGGGTGCTAGTGAATATCACTTGGAAATTCTTGTGCGTAAGTATGAAGACCAAATTAAGTATTGGTATAAGCAAGGACAGGAAGACCAAACTGAAGAAGACCGAATTGCTGTGTATGACACTAAAGAGCGTGTGCATCAGTTAACTAATGCTCTTCAACAGGTCACAGAACAGCGTAGAAGAGCTATGGTGCTTCTTAAGAACCAAGCCAATGAAATGGGTAACCCTGACCTTTGGTGCTTGCTGAAGCACGTTCTAGTGGCTGTAATCACTTCCTTTGAAGCTTGGCAAGTAGACCTAGCCAATGATGATGTAAAGTCTGTGTTTATTGAGCAATCACGTATTGCCAATCAAGTTTTAGCTATGTTTTTAGGTTATGAAGTTACTCCATGTAGTGCATGTTTAACTGACCAACTTAAAGAAGATGGGAAATAATTAAAAAATTTTAATTATTTCTCAATTTTTCTATTGACAATTATCCGATAATGATGTATACTAGTATACGTAATAAGGAAAGGATTTAAAAATGAGAGAAAAATTACTCAAGAGTTTAGAAAGCATGACAAAGAAAGAGTTATGCGAAGCTATTGGAATCCATTATGCTACATTAAGTAAGTTTTTAGATGAAGAATTTGCAACTATTAGAAAAGATTCCATTGATAAAGTGTCTAACTACTATAAAATGTTAGATGTAGAGGAAAAGGTTAAAACTGTCCTTGAAAATAAGGAAGAATACAGCAATAAAACAGTAAAAGTTGAGGTAGAGATTCCTGAACTAGATTATTATGAAGCTCGTTTTGTAGATAGAGTTAGTAAGAGTACGGTAGAAGAAAAAGTTAGTGCTCTTGGATATCTAAACTATGTACTTAAAGCTAAGACTACTGAGTTTATCTCTTGGAGAAAAGACCTTATGCAAGGTAAAAGTTTTTCTGACATAGATGACATTGTTGATAGAGTAGGTAGAGCAATCCTCTGTGGTGCATATATCCTTAAGAAGGACACTAAGGAAGTTTATTACATTAAACTACCTTCAGGACACTACCTATGCAAGTATGACAATGGATTCACAGGATGGACTGTAGAGCCTAATAAGTTCACAGTATCATCTGAAGTAGTTGATGAGCTTAAGAATAGTTACCCTGAGTACACTGACTTTATCTCAAAGGAAGAGGCTATCTCTAAGCCTATGAGACATGAAGAAAAGAAAGTAGGTTTTACTATAAGTGAGCGTATTGGGAAAACGGATAAGAGAGTTGCGCATTTCAGAGGGAATGACACAAATGCAACTAGCAAAAAGAATGGGTTACGTTGGTAACTCTAGGATAGCAACATGGGAAAAGGGAGAAAATATGCCTTCTCCTTCTAACCTAAAGAAGCTATCTAACATTTTTGAGGTAGACCTATTCAAATATGTGGATGAGGGTATACCTACATTAGACACTAAGGTTGCTAGAGCTGTGATTAAATGCAAAAAGGGCAATCTTGGTGTGGTAGATACAGTAAAGGAATTAGATAATGGTGGATTTATCACAAAAGACAATGAGAAAGATGTTCTCAAAGCTGTTCTTTATGGTAAGTGGGTTACTGACATTGGTAGCAATTCTAGTGATTTGTCTGAGTTGGAAGAGGATGAATGAGCTAGACCATGAGGTAAAAAGCTTACGTAAGGAACTTAACACAGAACGTACACAGAGGACTAGTGTTGATGAGTCTTTAGGTATGCGTTTTGATACTCTAATATTTCACCTAGATAACAAGTAAGGAGGTTGTTTATGGTATATGATAGTGGAAAATTTAATATTACTCTTAAGAAAGTAATTAGAAGAATAGAAGGTTTAGATGATAATTCTAGAGTTGTATGGACTAAAGAAATTCTTTCTGAACTTGGTAGTGATGTTATGTCAAAAACATACCATGATGGTTATGAGCAAGGTAGATTTGATGAAGCCATCAAGTTTAGTACACCACAAGTTGAAATTTCTACAAATATCTCAGAATGGATTGTATACTGTAAGGAAAACAATTTTAATTTACTTGGTGCATTAAGTCCAGTAGGAGACTTTGGAGAACCTTTAGCTGACTCATTTAAAGGTGATGTTATCAAGTGTGCTAAATGGGCTATGGCTAACTCTAATATTTTTGCTGATGCTTGGGTCAATGGCTACAAGGTGAAAAAGGAAAAATACTATTATGTGGCAATTCCTGTAGGTGAAGGAGTTTACAATAGATTATGTGTAACATGCTCAGGAGAAATTTTCTTAGATACTCATAACTATCACTCTATGGATAAGCTCATTAAGCATTCAAGACAGTCTGTGCAACAACTTACAGAAGACAAGATTAAGGAGTCTCCTTTATCATGGGCTTGGCAGTTTGCTAAAGAATTGGAGGAATACTAATGCGTTTTAGTGTATCACGATTGAACACTTACCTAGAAAATCCTTGGGAACATTGGTGTAAATACATAGCTGAGTATAAAGAACTACCTGACCCTACACGTACTAAGTACATGGATAGAGGTACTATTTTCCACACAGCTATGGAGATTATGGCTGACCACAATGGAGAGCTTTCTGAGGAGAAGGTAAAACACCTAGCACTCTCTGTGCATGAACACTCACCTTTCTCTGATGAAGCACGAATGACAGGTCTATTGGCTATTGAACGTTACCTAAGTAGTGGAGAGACTATAGACTTCTCTAAAGTCATTGAGACTGAGAAGAAGATTGAAGTTGACCTACCTAACGGACATGAGTTCATAGGCTATATTGATGCTGTGATTGATAATGGTGATGGAACTGTGTCTCTGATTGACTATAAGACCTACAGTGAAGCACCACAAGTAGATAAACTTAAGTATAGCCTACAAGCAAACATGTATATGCAGGTTATGACCAATCTAGGTTATAAGGTTAAAGACTTCTCATTTGAGTGTGTAAACCCTAAAGAGAAGCTTGTTGGAAGAGCTTATAGAGTTAAGCATGTTAAATTTAACTACAATAAATTCCGTTGTGAGGACATGTATGAGCAATTCTGTGAGTTATCTTCAATGATTGCTAAAAATCCTGATTTACGATTGTATGTTCCTCCAACTAAGCGACAACCTAACGTTTATGATTACTTCTACAAAGTGTATATTGGAGACATTACAGAAGACCTTGATGAATTTATTGAAAAAAATTTCAAAAAAGTTTAAAAAGGTATTGACAAAGTAACACGTTTTTGATAAACTATTTATGTGGTGGTAGAGAGAATCACAATAAACCCTCTACAAAATATTTTAAGGAGGTTGGCATCATGGCTGACAATAAAGAATTACTGCTCAATCTTGCACAATCATTAGGTATTGACCTAACAGGTGCACAAGACAAAGAAGAAGTTAAAGCTCCTTCTGAACCACGTTACATTATCTTCGTAGGTAAAAGCCCACGTAAGGTAAAAGCTCCTTACATTGCTATCAATGCAAGTGGAGAACTTTCAGCCTTCACAGAAGAATCTGATGTACTTGGTAAAGGTACAGACAAAGTAGGTAAGTTCACAATGGATGAAATTAAGGAACGTTTCCCTCAATTCAACCACGAAGCTTTCCTAGTTCAAGTAGAAGACTAATTAAGGAGGAGGCTACATGGATAGTCTGTGTAGCCTTCACTTTTACTTAGGTATATTATAAAATGGTTAAATTTATTTGGGCACAAGATAGTAAAGGACTGATTGGTAATAAGGGTAAACTTCCCTGGTCTAACAAGTCAGACTTGAACTATTTTAAAAACCAAACAACAGGTGGTATTATTGTTATGGGATATTCTACATGGAAGTCCATAGGTAGTAAGCCACTAAGAAATAGAATCAATATTGTCCTAACTCACAGAGATGAGATTGAAGGGTATGAAGATGAGAACGTGTATATTGCTCATTCAGTAAAAGAGGTCATTGACTTCTATAATGAGAGCGATAAGGACATGTGGATTATTGGAGGTGCTAATACCTTCAAACAATTTGAGGCTCACTGTGATGAAGCTGTGGTGAGCTATATAGAGGGTGACTTTAAGGGAGATACCTTCTACACAGGATTATCTGATAAGCTTATTGACGATAATGTTGCAGTTGAAATGAAAGGTGAGGGCTTCCTAGTGAAGCACTATAGGTTTAGTAAATGAATCAAGATATTAGTATTGCTGTTGCACTTATAGTAATAACTACTTTTTTCCTTATGATACAGCTATATAAGAACCATAAGCTTGAAGAAGATATTGAGATGTACAAACGGTCTAATAGGTATCTAGAAGATAGAATTGCTAAACGTGATATAGAAGGTGAGAGAAACTTCAAAGACCTTGTTGCAGGGATTGATGGAGTAACCTCTGTGTCACTATCAGCTAAACGTTATGTAGAGCTTCTAAGAGCTGAGAATGACCTTGTTGACCTTAAGGTAAAGGTAAGGGAGTTAGATAATGAGTGAAGACATTGTAAACCCTAAACGATACACACAGAACAAGCTAGAGTGTTGGGATTTTTGGGTAAAAGCAGGACTTGACCCTTTGATTGCATCTGCTGTTAAGTATGTGTGGAGATACAAATACAAAAATGGTATTGAAGATCTCAAGAAAGCTAAAGTATTTCTAGAAAAAGCTATTAAGGAAGAACAAGAGGGCAATATCCATCATTCAGGGAAGTTTTACTTAGCTGTTCCTGGTGAAGTGAAAGACTTTTCTCACAAGCAGTACCTATTTGTAAGACTTGCATCACACTCAACAGGAAAAACACACTATGTAACTTATTGTGAAGACATGATTAGTTTAGTAGATGAGTTAATTAAAGAACTGGAGGAGTCATCTAAGTGACAAAGACAGAATTAGTCATCATTCTTATGATTGCTCTATACTTTGTAGGTAAGTTTTTTGTAACCTATAAGGTATGGCATCACGAGGATGTAATTAAGGTTAAAACTAGGGATGACTTAGTTAGTCCTATTAAACATATTAGTGTAGGTGATTGGGTTGACCTAGCATCTAACACAGAGATTGAGTATAAGGCAGGAGACACAGTGATTATTGACTTTGGTGTAGCTATGGAGCTACCTAAAGGCTTTGAGGCTCATCTTCTACCACGCTCAAGCACTTTCCAACACACAGGTCTATTACTAACAAACAGTATGGGAATTATTGACAACTCATTCTGTGGAGATAATGACTATTGGGGTGCTAAATTCTACGCTACCAAGGATGGTAAAATAGATAAAGGTCAACGATTATGTCAATTCAGAATCTTGGAGAATCAACCAACTCTGAGATTTGTAGAAGTTATCCACCTAGGCAACAAAGACCGTGGTGGATATGGTTCTACTGGTAAGTAAGGAGGAAAACCATGAAGATTAAAAAACTTAACAAGGTACGCTTACATACATTAACTGTATTGTATGGTAAACCAGGTAGTTCTAAGACTACATTTATTAACACTTTACCAGGGAATGTACTTATCCTTGATACAGATAAAGGCTTAGCCTCTGTGTCACAAGATGACCGTTTCTCTGTAGCTGAGTGTGTTACTTGGGATGATGTATTAGAAGCTTTGTCTTATGCTAAAGACTTTGACAGTATTGCTGTTGACCATTTGACTAATGTTCAAGAACTTTGCTACAAATACCTAATGAAGTCAGCTAATTCTAAGAAGATGACATTGCCTATGTATGGTGAGGCTAATACACTATTAAAAGCTTTTATTGATGAGCTAGTAAGTTTATCTTATGAAGGTAAGAACGTGTATGTTATCTGTCAAGAAAAGTCTATCAACATTGAAGATGTTGTGGATGAAGATGTTCCTGCTCAAGTTATCCCTAACTTAATGCCTTCACTAGCTAGTCACTTGACTGCATCAGCACGTATTATTGGTCACACAGAGCGTGTAACTAAGTCTAAGGTAGTTAAGGGTGAGAAGAAGGTTAAAGACTTCTACCAAGTACGCTTGGCAGGTAACCCTATTTATACACTTAAGGTAACACGTAAGCCTGACTTGGTTATCCCTGACACAATCACTAATGCTACATGGGAATTGCTTGTAGGTCTTACAGATGGAACAACTCAGTCAAAACTAAAAGGAGATAAAGAATAATGGTAGCAATCCGTATTAAACCAACAGAAAAAGCAGAAACAGTCTATGTACCAGGTAAGTATGAGGCTCTTATCCAAGGAGTAACTCAGAAGGTATCTAAATCAGGTCTAGACATGCTTGAAATTGTATTCAAGGGAGAGTTTGGTAAGAACTCACCTAAGACAATTACAGGACGAATTATTGACAATAAGATTGGTCGAGAACAGCTATTCAATATCCTTAAGGCTTGTGGTCTTGAAGGTGAAGAAGCTGTTGAAGAATCAGAATTGGAAGGTAAATATGTAGGAATCATCATTGCTGAGGGTGAACCTTACAATGACAAACCTACATGGAATGTATTCAACTACTTCACACTAGAAGACTCAGATGATGAAGAAGATGCTGATGTAACTTCTGATGATGAAGATGATGACGATTGGTCAGATGCAGAGTAACTAACCACCTAAAAAGGTATTAGTCTAAGAGGATGTAGCTGAGAAAACTTTAAAACAAATAAAGAAAGAAATTATTTCTAATTAACAACTCAGCTACTATTCTCATAGAGGTAATAAGTATAGTGATTTCCATTAAATAAACTTTTCGATTGTGACAATATTATGAGTAACTAGAGAAAACATACAACACATACATATTTAAGCATTCTGTAATCTTCTTGTGTTTTCCCAAATGAAATCGGAGTATCACAACCCTAACAACTTATTACTTCTGTGAGGGTAATTCCCTCGGTCATGATTTTTGCCTTGATGGTATATTTATTCCTTTCTAGGAGGAGCATAGCTCCTTCCTAAGTGTGCACAATGTCTAGTTTCATATATCTCCATTAGTTTGAATAGCGTGCCTATATTCATAAATTATTTTATCCTTTCTATAATTTTTCATTTTTTGCTGACTTTAGCTAAGACATTGTGCATACCTAGGAGGAAGACATGCAAGTAAACCTTACAACTTTCAAAGAATACATACTCATGCGAAGAGATGCCTTTGAGCATAAGTATGGTCTTGTAGAACTGAATAATAGACCTCTAGCACGTAGACATTATCCTAACAACCTAAAATACCTTGATGACATGTCACAGGTGATGATTAGGACTCTTAATAATCACCCAGTACCCTTAAGGGATAAACTTCTCACTGTGCTCATCTATAGGCTTGTAGGAGACACTACGATTGTTAGACGGTATTCTAACAAGAAAGAGGTATTTGAGTTACAAGACTTACATAAACTGGCTAAGTACCTTAATAGGGAAACAACTATAGTAGAAAACAAGTACCATACTCCATTGACTAGGACAGGTATCACAGGACTAGCTAGAGGAGAATTTCTACTAGCTGTAGCTTGTGACTTCCTTGATAAGTTACCTAAAGATAACTTCTATAGATGGAAGACTTCTGAGATTGCTAGACACTTCTATGAGTTTGAGAAGGTCTATGGAATTAAGTATGCTACAGCTTATCAACTAGCATCTGACTTTAGTTATATCAATGAGCTAGAGGTAAGGATTGACTTTATCCCTTGTGTTCCTGATTCAGCTAGAGATATGTATAAGCAGATTACAGGAAGAAGCTACTCAACTAAAGCCTATAAGGAGTTCACACAAGTTATCATGGATTGGTATGTAGAACAAAGATTCCTTGATAATAAGGAAAGACTTATACTACCCCATGATGTCACACAGATGCTTATAGGTTATCGGTACTTTACCTTTAACCAAAAGGGTGTACTTACTAGGCTAAGAGAAGACTCAAAGGTAAAACGAAGAATAAATGGATTAGTGATTGCAAGGAGCATGTATGACTACTATAAAAAAGAAGTGGATTCTGAAAAGGATTGATGAACTAGGAAATTGCTACCACACAGTAGAGGTGGATAGCTATGTTCTACGTAACCGATTTGTACGTGAATGGATTGGTGATGATAGAAATTACACAAGAACTAATGAGGGTGATGTTGACATTATCCTAAAACGCAACGGAGAGGAGTTATGGTATTATGAAGACTGGTGTGAAGGAGATTAGTCCTGAAAAGGCTTCTGACCTCTATATTCAGCTTGAGAAGAGACATATTGAACTAGGTCAAGCTGTTGCATCTACACGTAACCCACAGAAGCAAAAACAACTACGTAGGAAGCGTAAAAACATTAGAGCAGAACAAAATAGCCTATATCCTACAATGGTAGGAACAGGCTTTGTTGCTTATACTGAAAAGGCTTTAGGGCTTAAAGGTAATCAAGCTCTGTATGGACGATATATAAGAGGTAAGAAATAATGATTAGTAATGGTGTTCTTAGTACGTACAAATTATACAGTAGTTGGTCTCATCATAGAATTAAAGTAGAAGGCTATGGCTCAGTAAATAGAGTGGGGTGCACATATAATATGAATATAGAAGGTACTCTAGTGTCTCTCAAAAAGGAACTTACTACCACCTATCTATTCATAGCTAATGAGCCTGTTATTGATACTCAATCTGTGACAGAAGATATGTACCTTTTGCATGAAGGAATATTTGATGACACAAGAGCCTATGGAAGATGCTGGTTTATAAGTAGAGCTACTCACCAAGGTAACCTTATAAGCACTAACCATAATGGAATATTTACCAAGTGTGAATGTTTTAGGGGGTTGGTTGTATGATTACGATTGAAGAGATTAACAAACACCTTAAATACCTCACTGCAATATCAAGTAAGAGAGTAATGCTTAAAACACACCCTTTTCATAGGGGAACAGTCTTTAAGATAGAGGGTGAGAGTGAAGAACTGTTTATCAGTGATAAGGAAAGTGATTTGTTTTATCATTCTGCCTTATCTATCCTTAGAGGTAATCATCCATACCATTATAGATGTAGTTATGTTGATGATTCAGACTATAAAGTTATCTACACAGGTCTAAAGGTATAGGAGGTTACCTATGATTACAGTTGAAGAATTGAATAGGTACTTACTGAGGGGTAGAGCCTTATCATGCAGAAGAGTAGTTATGTTAGAGTATCCTCATGCAATAGGTACAGCCTTTAAAATAAGTAATATGGAAGAGGAATTATTCATTTGTGATTCAGCAAATAGTCTGTATTTCCACTCAGCTTTTCTACATTATCCACCCGTAAATTCCAAAATAGATGCTATTATGTAAATAATTCAAGTGTTAAGCCTATACAAATAGGTCTAATAGTATAAAAAGAAAAGAGCCAATTAAGGCTCTTTTTATTTACATTCACAATCATTCTTAGGTTGTTCTGTGAACTTGAGACAGTCAGGTAAGTCCTTACCGTCTACCACAGGAACATATTCAACCTTGAATTGGTGAACCCTAAATACTCCACTTGCATTGTTGTCAGGAACTACTCTAACCTTTAGGTATTGTCCTTCAGGAATAATAAGTGTGTCACTCATTTCCATAGCACCATCAGTAACTCCTGTCATCTGCCAATGGACTGAACGCTGTTTAAGCATATCATCTGTGTAATTTTCTCCACTATGATATACCACAAACTGCATTGTGTTGTCTTCATTGGCTTTAAGTGTTGTACCATCAGCACACCATCTAATGTATACTCTATACTTTCTGTCTGTAAGTTTTCTACGTTTGTCATCACTATCAAAGTCAACACCTGTAGTTGAATCCATGTAAAGAGATACATCATATTCTTTTGTGATAGGGTAAAGGAACGTAGCAGAAGATACAGCAGAGTTTCTAGCATAGTTTACTTGAACTGTACCCATATCTCCAATAGTTGCTAGGTATTCACCCATACACTGAACCATATCCCATAAGGCACAGATGTTTTCAATGTAGTGGTTAAGCTGACAAGCTAACTTCTTAATGAAGGAACTAAAGAACTTAGGATTATAGCATTTTTGTGATTCTGCCATACAAGCGAATCTACCTACTCCTTTATTATTCTCCTCCACAAGAGCATTACAGTCAGCTACCATAACATCATCACAGTCACAGCTATCATACCAACAGTGGTCTTTTACATTTTCTTTATAGCTTGTGAAGGATGCTTCATTAAGCCTTGTTTCTTTCTTATCAGTTGCTACCATTAGCTACCAACCTTTCCTTGTGCCTTCCATGTACCACTTTTACGAATCTTTTGGTCAACACGTTTAGCAAAATTAGAGCCTTGTCTGCTCTTCATATCCTTGTTACCATTAGTGAATGATACCCACTTAGAGGCTTTTCTGATAGCCCAGGGCTTATTAGGTACTGGTTTAGGAGGAAGAGTATGGATAGGAAACTCTACCCATTTAGTCACACTAGCATTATCACCATGAATACCAATAGAGAACTTATCCATCTCATCAAAGTTAAGTCCTGAGAAAGTAAATGTCTTCCAAAGGTAACCTGAACCTTGTGAATCCCATCCTGACCTATCATAAAGAGGTTTACCTGCATTTACCCTATTGATGAGTTTGTCACCTAGTTTTACCCATTGACCATTCTTCTTCTGATATTGAATATCAGCATAGAACTCATAAATATCATAATTAGGGTTACCTCTATAATACTCATTTCTAAGTATTTGCCAAGAGGTATTAGAGGTAATGACCATCAAGTTGATTGTGATGTTTAGATTATCACCTTCCCACCAAAAGTGAATACCTGTACCATAGTTTCTACTGCGTAAAGCATTCATTTCAGCCATAGGGATGTTGAAGTAGTCAGCGTTTCCTCCACCCTGACCACCTACAACATAAATCTTCTCATAGTTACCAGTATTGTTGTAAACTCCCCAGGCATATCTACCTGTGTCATCTTTCCAACTAGCCATAATTAACCTCCTGCCAAGTCATTCTCAGTCTTGTTATTGCTTGTTCTAATGAAGCTTCCTCCATCAGGTGCTCCTCCAAACAAGTTGATATTACCTGTAGCTACATGCCTGTTAGGGTAAAGTTCACCTTCAAACACAGTAGAACCAGTTTGCTTCCAAGCTCCTGAGTTCTTAAGGTCAGTAAGCAATTTCTCTAAAGCTCCTTTAACCTTGTTATACTCACCCACAGGAACATACCCTGATAGGTTAGGTTGTGGAAGGTTTACAGAGCCTCCATTGTTAGATAGGGTAAGTGTGTTACCATTGATTGATAGAGACTGTCTAGGGTTGATGTCATAGTTTCCTAGACCTTTAACCTTAACATTGTTACCACTAATCTCAATAACCTTCCAAATACCTCTAATTGTTGTGCTACTGTTAGAGTAATGGTCTTCAATGGTATCTCCTACCATTAAGTCATCATTGTTTAGTATATTTGATTTCTGAATTGTAGGAGTATTAGTTGCATCAGCACGTCCAGGAATATCCCCTACATAGAATCTATGAGTAGGTTGTCTTGACTCAGGAAGATTAACTGAACCTCCACCTGAAAGTGTAAGAGTTCTTCCATTAAGGGTAATGGTTTGCCTAGTGTTACCAAATGACCTTTTAGTTGCAAAGGTAAGAGTAACATCAGAACCATTTATAGCAGATATAGTCCAATAGTTTTCCTCAGTTGCACCACTATTAGCATAGTATTTAATATCTTGAACAATGTCTCCTACCTTAACTCCTGACTTGTTTAGGAAGTTATCTGTGTAGGTAGTTTGAACAGCTCCAGGAACAGCATCACCTGAGATATTAGACTTAGCGATACGTAAGATAGGCTTATCATCTTTAGGTAGGGTAACAGAATTACCTCCTGAGATTGATAGCACACCTGAACCATTATTGTAAGATAATGTCTGTCTATCATTATCAGGTTTAGCCTCTAGAGCACCTAATCGTCTTAGCACACCACTATCATCATAGGTAGGAGCAGTAACTACAGGCTTATTCTCAAGAGCAGTAACCCTTCTCTTAAGGTCAGCATCATTATATACTGTGTCCTTATCAGGCTTATTCTCAAGAGCTTTTACTCTAGCTTGAATAGCTGAATCGTCATAAGCTACACCGATTGTGTCCTTATCTTCAAACTCAACCTTTTTGGTATCACCATTCACAAAAGTGTATGTAATAGTAATCTTATTTCCTTCACGGTTAAGGACTACGTTAGACACAAAGTTATCTGTTTTGCCTTCTAGTGATTGAAGTCTTCTCTTAACATCCGTATCATCATACACAGTATCTCTATCTTCAGGAAGATTAACTGAGCCTCCTTCTGATAGGGTAATTGTACGTTCATTGATGCTAAGTTCTTGCCTATCTGAAGGAATTTCTACTGAATTTCCTGCTGAGATTGACAATGTTCTATTGTTGAGTGAAAGAGTTTGATTTTCATTAGGCTGTGTATTAGAGATAGTACCATCAGATGCAATACTAATACCACTACCTGCCTTGTAATCCACACCTGCTTCACCATTCACTCTAATCCATCTAGTTCTGTCAGGAGATAAGGCATAAAGGTTACCATCAGGAGTCCTAAACAAGTGGTCTAAATCCCCCATAAAAGGGTCAGGAAGAGTGTCAACAAGAGTAATCCATGTATCCTTATCTGTAAGACATTCTCCACAAAAAGTATTAGGGTTTCCCCCACAAGAATAACAGCTCATCTTATCCTCCTGCTAAGTCATTTTCTGACTGTCCTTTATTAGTACGAATGAATGAGTTACCATCAGGAGTACCACCAAATACATTGATGTTACCTGTAGCAATGTTTCGTCCTTGCACAAAGTTACCATCAATGTCACCTTCCCAAGCACCACTGGCTTTAAGGCTATCAATAATCTTATTAAGAGTTGCTTTAAGCTTAGCATTTTCAGCCTTAACCTTTTCAATCTCCTTAAGAGCACTACCATCATTCATATTTTGAGCAATCCAACATAATTGCTCATTTACATTTTTATTAAAGCACCATTGAGAGTAAGCAAATTTAGAGACTTCTTCAACAATATTACAAAGCTGAGAATCTCTTAACACTAAAGCATGTTGTTTGATTACATCATCATTCTGTGCTTTTAGTGACTTACATGCTGTCTTTCCAACAACAATGTCAGCACACTTGCAGTTTACACAATCTGCCATTTAATTCTCCTTAAAACAATCAAAGTCACAGTCAAGCGTTCCACACTTCTTAAGAGGCTTAATAGGCTTTTCAGGAATACTTAAGTCTAGTAACTCTCCTCTAAAGGTATTACCAAAGAACTCCATTACCCAGTCAGCCACTTCTTCATCACCATCATCAAAGTGCTCAGCAGTTTCTTCAAACCTACTAATAACACTAAAGTCAATAGAGCTACCTACACCTGCAAACAGCATAGAACCAAAAGGAATTGACTCCTCATTCTGTGCTCCTACAAGTTCAGTAGAGTTAAAGAACTGGTTAGCTCTTAGAGTAACTCCTGCTCCTGGAGGAATTTTGTAAGTTAGTTGACTATTATTGAACTTAAGACTAAATCCTTGTTGATAGTCAATATCATTTACAACCCCCACAAGCATTAGGTTTAGAGGCTTACCTGATTCATCTGTGAACTCAAATGTACCATTTATTCTATATACCTTATAAAGGTCAAAGGCTATACCTCCTGAAGAGTTATACACTTTCACATACCTATCAGATTTACCTGTAGCATAGAAAGTCTCAGAATCTCTTCTAGTAAAAGCCTTCTTGATAATTACTTTACAGTTTACTTGCTTACCCTTAGTAGTTTTAGCTACATTGGTCAAGTTTACTGTGTAAGTTGAGTTTAGGTCACTATCATTTAAAGTAGTAGGAGTGTTGTCTCCAAAACTCAATCCACCTCTAACATATTCAACATTAGGTTTAGACGTAGCAATAGAGAATCCTTTGTAGTAGTCATAGCTTCCTCTACCACCTTCATAGTAGTTACCTGACAAGTAAATGTCATCCTTTACTTCAGTAGTAGGGTTAGCCTTGATTTCCTCTAGTCTTTTCTTATTTCTGTTAAGTCTAGCTTCTTCTTCATCATAGATTTTCTTAGCTAGAGCATATACAGCTTCTAGGTCATTAGTATTGGTTAAGTCTATACCTCTAAGCCTCTTTACTTGAGCCTTATTCCTCTTAAGGGTTAAGGTATTTATCTCATCCATACGTTCTCTCATACATAACTGAGTTCTACATATTGACTTAACCTTTTTTTGAATACACTTAAGTCTATTAAGAATCTCACAAGTAGTATTGATAAGCTTCTTATTAAGACAGTAGATATGGAACAGTCCTTTTTCTGTGTTAGGTAGGATGTCACATTGCTCTGAATTGGAGACTACATCACCTGACTTCTTAATCTTATCAATGTTTATCCCCTTTTCACAGTCATCTAGGGTAAGACCTTTTTCATCACATTTACAATCACATAGGCTCACCTAGTTACCTCCTAGCATTTATCACAGTCAGTCTCACACTCTTGCACAGGAGTGTTCTTTAACAGACTAAGAATCTCTGCAAGCTGACTATTTTGACACTTAGTTATCTTGCACAGATTATCAACTTTCTTCTCCAAGCACTTAACTACTCTAAGTATATAGCATATAAAACTAATCAAGTTATTAAAAACACACCAAACAGCGTAAAATGCCTGTCTGATGGCTTCATTGATATTACACCATTCTGAGACAGAAATTTTACGCATTGCAGGTCTGATTTTTAGGTCATTTAGTTCATATAACTTAGAGCAATTCTCTAGAGAAGGCTCAACTTTTTCACATTCACAGTTCTTGCTCAAACAGTTATTTGACATATCAGTTACTCATTTTCTTTGTTATACTTAACGCTTGAGATACCAATAAGAGTACCTAGTAAAGCATTAAAAGCAGTCATAATTACAATAGTTGTGGTCATGTCATAACCTAGTTGCACACCTACAATATTCACAAAAGTGATAATAGCAGGGAGAGCAATTAACACAACATACTTAAGTATATCATATACTTGATTAGATAGTTTCATAGTTTATACCTCATTATTTCTTAAAGATACCTGGAACACTAATAATGATTCGTTTTTCAAAGATTTCAGGGTTTACTGTACTTGAAATTCTAATTGTTCTTGAACCTTTATCAATCCAAATAGATGTACTTACATTTCCTACCCATACTTGAGATTCTACAAGTTCAGCAGGTACAGGAGCATCACTAGGTAGTTCTGCAATGATGAACCCTTTAGGAACACCTGATACAACCTTAAAGTCAACTTTAAGTATACCCACACCTGTGCTACTTGAGTAGGTAAGTGTAACTCTAGGGGAAACAGCTGTATCAAAGTCCCCTTCTTTTACCTTACTCTTATCCTTAAATGATGTCTTATAAACTGTAATATCAGTTGCTTTTTCTTCTTGGTGAACAATAAGATTATCAACTTCATTCTTTGTGTAAGTTTTAGACTTGTCATAGTAGTTAGCTAAAGCACCATTGATGTTTACATTATAAGTGTTAGCATCTTCTGTCTCAGTGTGAGTTACTTTAACTCCTTCTGAATCAGTTGTAACCTTTGTAGGTTTAGCTGTAGAAGCAATAGCTGTAGGAAGCTCAACAGAGTTACCATTAGAGATGCTTAAGGTATTACCCTCAAGGGTTAATGTTTGCTTGTCATTGTCCTCTTTAGACTCAAGAGCATTAAGTCTTTGCTCATTGTTTACCCTAATCTCACTAATGTCATGTAAAGCACTAGCCACAGAACTTCCTAGGTCATGTACCTCTTCTTTAAGCTCTGAGTCATTATACACAGTATCTTTATCAGTCTTGTTTTCTAAGGCTTCAACCCTATTTCTAAGGGCTGTGTCATCATAAGCCACAGAAACAGTGTCATTATCAGTAAACTCTACTTCCTTATTGTCACCATTGACCATAGTGTAAGTAAGTTTTACTGTATTACCTTCTCTAGATACACCAACATTAGACACAAAGTTGTCAGTCTTGCCCTCAAGGGCTTCAATCTTACCTCTCAACTCAGCATCATTATAGATTGTATCATTGTCTACCTTTTCTTCAAGAGCAGTTACTCTATCAGAAAGGGGCTTATCATTGTAAGGAGTAGGCTCAGGTTTATCCTCAAGGGCTTTGACTCTACCTTTTAGTTCTGTATCATCATAGCTTGAGCCTTGTGGTCTTTCCTCTAAGGCTGTAATCTTGTTTCTAAGCTCACTATCGTCATATATAGTGTCTTTGTCTTCCTTGCTCTCTAAAGCCTCAATACGAGCGTCTGTGTGCGTTCTGAGAGCAGTTAAGTCATTCTCTACTCCTTGGATTGCACTTTCATTAGCTTTGATACCTTGTTTAACTTCTGTATCATCATAGATAGTGTCCTTATCTGCCTTACCCTCTAGAGCTACAACTCTATCAGTAAGGTTAGTAAGTTTACCATCTTGCTCTTTGTCTTTGTTTTCAAGTTCTTTCAAAACGTTTGCAAGAGTTTCATTAGTTTTTACTGTAAATGTTACATCACCATTTTCATTAAGGGTTTCCTTTTCCACAGTGATATAACCTTCACCAAGAACACTAACAACTTGAGGGGTTAAGTCAATAGTATCAAATCCTGACCTATCAGGACGAAGTACATAAGCCTTCTTATCCTTACCTTCACCCTCTTTAGGGATGATGTAGATATAGTTAAGGTCAGCAGTTTCCTTGGCAGGAAGCTCTTCTACAATCTTAACAATAGGCTCACGTTTCAATAGGTCTTTTAAGCAATCAAGCTCAACTTTTACCTTTGTCATTTAGTCTCCTTTACTTCAGTACCAATTACACCACTAGCAGACACAGTGAAGGTCTTATTAGTCACAAGTACACCATCTTTATCTAGGTAGTACCAACCATCAGCACCTTTAACCATGTGGTCAGTCTTCATGTCACCTTTATCTGCATCTAGGTAGTACCATTTTTCCTTGTCTTTAAGCCATCCAGTTTTCATAGCTCCATTGCTAAGGAAGTAGTACCACTTGTTGGCAATTTTCTTCCATCCAATAGCCATTGAGCCATTTTCAGTTAGGAAGTACCAAGCTCCATCTGTGTGTTTAAGCCATTTGTTGTGGAACATGTAACCATTTCCATCAAAGTAGTAGTATACATCCTTGATTTTAGCCCATTTGTTCTTAGGGTAAGAACCATCTGAGTATTGATACCACCAACCAGTGTCATTACGCTTCCAACCTTCAGACACAGATGCTTCACCAAGCATATCTTGTACTGTGTCTCCCATAGATTGATAGCGTTTAATCTTAGCAATTACATAATCACGAAGGCTATCATTTGTGCCTCCATGAAGAGCTAGTGAACGAGCAGGACATGATGTACTTGAGAACTCATTGTGGAATTTGATATTAGAGTAGTCAGGTGTAGCACCATAATACTTCATATCTTCAGCCATTTGTCTAAGAGTCATATCCTCATTAGCCAAGAACTCAGCATCAGTAGTACCAAATTGTTGACACACTTCATATCCGATTGAGTTCATGTTACCATCATAGTTAGCTGTAGACCATGAGCCATTAAAGGTATCTTCTACTCTAGCAATAGTGTTTCTATTGATATAGTAGTGAGCAAATCCTTTGTCTGCTTCATCATTGTCATAGCGTGATTGTAACCATCCAATATAGCTTTCAGGAGTCATACTTCCTGCATCATTGTGAAGGATATAGTATTTAGGATTTTCAGTAGGTCTTCTACCTGCAATACCCCTAAAGATATTTTTATTTATTACGTTTACCACTAGATTTCTCCTTTGTGTATAGTTTTTCTAGCTTTTCATCTAATCCATGAATATAGTGGTTACCTTGAAGATTACCAAAATACTCATCCACAAGTGGTCTTGTCATCTCCCACTTTTCAGACACAGTAAAGTCATGTGAGTTATAGATTTGAAGGTACTCTGAACGAATACTAGAACGTTTAGCTCCTTTGCTTAGCTCAACCAACTGGTCTCTTTTGTGTGCAAGGTAAGCAACTCCTAGACCACAAGCTGTTGTAATCAATAAGGTAATCGCTGACATTACTGTTTGATTTTCTACAAGTTTAAGTATTAGTCTTTCCATTTATCCTCCTATATGCTATCAGTAATTCCCACAATAGGTCTTACAATATGTGGTACATTGTACTCTTGTTCATATACTTTACCTTTTATAGTTACTCTAACACTCAATGTGTAGTTGGTCTTATCTTTAAGGTACTCACTACCCTCTTTATAATAAGGTTCTCCTAGAACAGCTTCTACAGTTGCTCCTTCAGGTAACTTACTCTTAAGAGTTGTGATTATTTTGTTTTCAAAAGCTACCTTTTCTTCAGGAGTGTTATGTATCACAGACCTCACAATATTGTCAGGTGAATAAACAACTTCAGAGTATTTGTCTTCTACTGTAGGCATTATCTCTAAGAGATTTACCTCTTTGGTATCCTCAGTAGGTACATCACCTAAATGGTCAGAAGCATTTCCTTCAGTTGGTGTGTCCTCTCTAGGTGTGTCTGCTACAGGAGGTTCAGGAGTAGGTTCTGTAGGGTTTTCATCTACTTTAGGTGAAGGAGAAGGTTCATTCTCTTTAGGAGTAACATCCTCTTCAGGCTTATCTTCTTTAGGCTCTTCCTTTTCCTCTTTAGGCTTTTCTTCACCATGAATTAGCTTCTTAAGGTCTTCACACTTTAGCTCTACTGCATCATCATAAGAGCCTCCTCCACCACTAGAGCACTTAGGTTGAATCATCTCACAAGTTGCTTTAGGAATTTTAGAGTATTTCTTAGACCAGTCAATGTAGGTAATCCCACAGAGTTTGTCTGCTTCATCTAACTTATATACCATTTTCTACCTCACGTAGACATCAAAGGATGTCTTATCATTTGTTGCGTACACTTTACCTTTAAATCCAAAAGGGGTATTGTAAACCTTACCCATGACATCACCAAATGAACTTGGTGCTGACATAATTATATTACCATCTCCATCAGACAAGAACCCATAGGCATTATAGCCTTTACCTAAAACATTTATGTTGTTAGGGAATGAGTCTCCTGATGAGTAAGTCCACTCATAATTAGCTTCAGTTATTCTACCTAAAGAGATAAACTGAGCCAATGAGTAAATCTTTTGTGTTCCTGATTGGTCTAGACCATCATTAGTCTTATCCGTAAACCAATCATATCCGTTAGGCTTATCATACTTCTTCTTTTCTTCCTTTTTGGTAGTAGAGTATTCTTCTAATTTATTCACACAAGATGTAGGGATATAGGCTACAGAACCATCATATTTATCATAGATGAGCCATTCACCATTTATTTTACCTGATACCTTGTTACACTTATAGAATGTCTCTACTACTGTTGAATCACTAGGAGATTTTATTCCATCTACCTTATCACAGGTTATTTCAAAGAAGTCTCTAGCAATGAACTTTTCTGATTCCTTTGCATTACCTATTAGTGCTCCATTAGAATCAGTAGGCTCATAGTTGTCTTGACTTTTGATACGAACTATTCTGAGAATATCATTACCATAACCATAGATAGCTCTTCTGTGCTCTATAACACACTGATGTTGATAGTTCTGTTCAACTATAAGTGCATTGGATAAGTCTCCTCCTCCATACACAAAAGTGTGACCATAAACTGTACCATCTCCTCCTCCAGGCTCAGTAGTCGAGAATATATCTCCAACTCTTAGAGTCATTCCTGAAGTGTATGGTATAACATCTGCAAAAGATGATATGTCTCCTATAGTACCTATTTGATTACCATTACCCCACAGTTCAAATCCGAACTGCTTAGCAACAATCATAACCAAGTCAACACATTGGTAAGGCTGTTCAGGAGGATAACCATCAAAGTCAAGACATTGACCAACATACTGTTGGGCTATTTTATAAGCATTTGTCATAATAATTATACCTAAAATTTATCCTCTAGTAAACCCAAACACAAATTAGTTAGATAGGTAAAATCATAGTAAAACTCTTCACCATCTAGCCTTATAGCATTTGATTTTCTAAAGCAATAAACCTCTTTTTCCTCTAGTCTGAGATAGAAGTCCTCTGTGTCTAGAAATTCTTTAGCTCCTCCTCTGTCATTAGTACGGATGAGTTGTCTAACAAATTCTTCCACAATATGCTCAGCCATAATTCTATTCTCCATACGCTGAACAAGGTCTTTTCTAATACGCTTCACCATCTAATTCCATCTCCTTAGCAAGTTCTTTGAGTCTATACTCAAGGTAGAATATTTCACTTTTTAGCTTTTCATTAGCAATCACAGACTGATAATCAGTAGGGTGTTTAAGTAAATGTTGCTCTAGCTTAAACTGCTTTACCTCTCTATGGTTCTTTCTGAATACCACATTTTTATGTGTACCATATAGGCTCATATTTCCTCCTAGTTTATATGACTATACTTAAGGAAGTTTCTAAGGGTAATCTTAGCCTCTCCTAAAGCATACACAGTAAATATTTTCTCCCCTGCACTAAACAGTGCATCTCTTTGTGCATTATTGAGATACCAAGCAGAATACATAAGGTCATAACCCTCTAATGGTTTATTATTAGGGAAAATTCCTTCCCCACTAGCATCATCACCAATCCAGTTACATCCCCATTGTCTTCTGAAAATCTCAGTAAGCTCAATTTCTGCTGTATCTCCTGTACGTTCATTCTTAGCTGATACAACTAAGTGCACATCTGTTAGAGGATTTACTTTTCCTCCGTCACAGTCTTTCTTATCTTGCTCCACAATGAACTTTAAGAACCATCTTTGGAATCTGTCAAGGTCTGAAGGTACTAACACACGGAATGATGCTGATTTAGACTCTTTGTTTATAGGTACAACCTCTTCAGGGTCTCTCTTATCCTCCTCCTTAGTAGTCTCAGCACCATCTAAAACAGTCTTGATAAAGTCTTTGTGTTTATTGGCAAAGTCAATACGTTCTGCTAGTTTGTTACCAGGAACTCCTCCCCAATCACTTAGGAATCGTGCTGTAAGGTCAGAAATAGCATTACTACTAGAAGCTACTTCCTTCACAACATTACTTAGACCTGTTTCAGATAGCATGAACTTAAACTGTGTACCAAAGGTGAAAATGTCTCTTCTTCCATCCTTGTGAGCAAAGTCTACTAAGGCTTTACATCTAACACCAGTCCATTGACCTAATCCTACACCAATCCAGTGCTTACCGTCAACATTATATCCTGGCTCATAAAGCTCTTGATTAGGATACATAGCTTGAAAGGCATCCCAACTACCAACAAGATTTTCTGCTGTAGGCTCATCTTTCATCTTGTCATAGACATGATTAGTTAGGTAGTCAGTCTCATATCGTTTAGCTGTTACATTACTTTCAATACCAAAGTAACCAATAATAGCAGATACTCCTTCAACCTTAGCATCAGGAATCTCTTTCTTAATAGCCTTCACAAACTGTTTGATTCTTCCTTGCACATCCTTTGATTCAGCTTCTTCTACATTCTCATCTCCATAAGGAGCACAAGCCTTTGAAGTAGAGAAGGATGACACATAGTCTAAGGCATAGAGGTCAGTTACACCTCCTCTACGCTGTTTAGACTGTTGGATTACTCTAGCCTTAGTTCTAGCTACAGAATTTACTAGTTTTATGTAGTTGTTTGACATAAGACCTCCTATTGGTTTACTGTAATATCTCTATCACTGTATAGGTATTTAGATAGTTTTAGCTTTTGTATATGAGCATCTCCTACAGAATACATATCAGAAATGTGTGTCACAAAGAACCAATCACTTTCCTTTAAGATTTTCTCATAATACTTAGTACACGCTGTAAGTTCCCAAACACCTGCATTAAGTGTAAACATTACCCTATCACCTACATCTATAGCTTTAGGCTTTAGAGGCTCAATAGTAATGTCATAGGTAACTTTTCTACGTGAGTTGATAAGTCTTCTGATAGCTGTTCTATAGAGCTGTTCTGTTGCCTTTAGCCTATCAGCATCAGTAATCTCTTTGTTATCCTCTGCTATTGACTGTGTATCATTGTCTGTCACAGTACCCCAATAAAGCTCTCCTGCCTCTAAGGCAATACCTTCTTCATCTAGTACAGCAAACTCATCTCCTATAATCTCAGGAGCAAACACTGGTAATTGAGGATAGTCATAATAACGCTGAGAGTTTACCTTGTTACCTGTCTTAATAACAGGGAATCCTTTTAGCATGAACCTAGGGTTATGAAAGATGTCTCTAAGGGTAAGTGAACTAGCTCCACTATCAGACTTATCTGACATAGCAACAGCAATATTCACTGTGTCTTCATAGTTTTCCTCTACATCATCTAAGGAGATAAGGTAGTTATACTCATTGATTAGTATGTCCTTTTTCTTACCAAAAATACCGAACTGTATTAGATAAGGGTCATACTTACTAACCCTCCAATAAAGAGCTGTTGTCTTCTCACAAATCTTAGTTAGGAACTCTAGGAATGACTCATTAGAGAACTCATACTCAATCAAGTTCTTCTCAGCATAGTCATCTAGGTATTCTACCTTAAAGTCATTAAGAAGGTCATCTTTGTGGTCTTCACCTTGCCAATAACCTAAAGCTTGTGTTACAGCAGAGACTACTGAACGAGCTTTTACTGTGACATTTGTAGGAAGTGTTCTCTTGCCTAGTCTACCTATTACATGAGAGGTATCTACTGTCACAGTCATGTCTTTAAAGTTGTTTACTTTCTTTCCTGCATATCCTCTATAAGTCCAGTCATCAGTCTTAATGACGATATGGGTATTACCATTCATCATCTTAGAGTATCTAATTGGTAGTGTCAGTTGGATAGAGGGAACTTCCATAAGGGAAAACTCTATACCAATATCACCTAAGAAGTCTTCTCTAGCTATAATAGCAGAGCCTAGTCCTGAACTTACAGAGTTCTCAATATATCCTATCACACAGTCACACTTTCATAATCAATAAATAAACAAGCATTTTCATTAGTGATGCCACTAACTGATACATCATTCAATCCTTTCTTAACATAAGGCAATTCTGAGCAGATAGTAAGCACTGATAATGAAATTTCCTTGTAGCTAAACTCAAGACATTCCCAAGACTTAGCATACCTAATTTCACCTTTGTAGTTAGCTGTAAGGACTCCTTTATATTCACCTTTAATCTTAAAGTCAATATTGTTAATCCTTACTACAGGGTCTTTAAATTCACCATCTAAGGCAAAGCTCCATTTGTGACTATCCACTACTGTATCTGATATAAAGTTACCATTCATAACCTCATTGACACAGTTATCACAGACAGTGTGTTTGTAAAAGTCCTTAAGACTTCTACATGATTTACCTTTAGAACAGTTATATACAACTCTCCAACTAGAGTTACACTCATTAAAGAAGTCATTGATAAAGTCAAGATTTGTCTGAGCAGAGCAAAAATCAACCATACCATCTAAGTCAGGACAGTCATCTTCACAACATTCACAGATGTTATTACAGTTGGGTAGACCATTACAGCAATGTCTTGACTTAGCTACACAACTAGCCTTCATGTCTAAAAAGTCACAGTTCTCAAATGGTTCTAGGTAAGTCTTTGCTTCATCTGACTTATACCATACACCATCAGGGTTATCAAACTCAACCCTAAACACAAGGTAATCTTCATCTGTAACAACCCACTCTTTACTTGGTTGGATACTAGTTACATAAGCATTACACCACACAAGTTGTAGTCCTGTGTTAATAGCCCATAGCTTACCAGGAGTAAGTAGTTGTTCCATGATAAAGTCATAGTGAGATTGAATATGCTCCTCAGACCATGTATTAGTTCTTAAGGCAATTTTAAGTGAGATAGTGTTGCTATCAATCAGTGATTTATTAGACACATTACCAACATAAGACCCATTAGCAAAAGTGCGTGAGGTTTTATTCTCACGCAAACTAATGCTCTCTGTCTGTTCATCAATAGATTTTCTACCGAGGAACACTAGGTCATTAAATTGGATGTATCGTTTAGGCTTTGTGAAGTTTTCATCACATCTAGTCATTAAACATACCTCATCAATTTATCCACACCAAACATACCATTTAGATATTGAGATTTGTTGTCAATATTTTGGCTTATTTTGGCATTATTTGTGTTATATATATTGTTAATTATAGTAGATTTACCTACACTTTGCAAGGCATTTACACCAAACTTGTTAAGGTTATTTAGGAAGTTAGTACCTAAGCTATCAACAGCTTTTTTACGTAACACATACTCACCAGGAGTAAGCATTGTAGGCACAGTATCAGTACCTCTTCTCTTCCAGTTAATCCCTACAGGAAGACCTTCAGAGTGGTACTCAGGAATAATACCCCCTGACTGTCTATACTTAGCATACTCAGCAAGTCTTCTCTCATTTGTTAGGCTGTCTACCTCATCCCAATCCTTAGAAGCCTTAGCTTGTGCAATAGCCTCATCCATTTTAGCAATAGATGATTCAATGTGTTGTTGGATTGTAGACTTAAGTTTCTGAGCACTCTCAAACAAGTCTTTAGTTTGGATTTCCATAATAGGAACTTCCTTAACACCGTAAGCTCCACCCTCAATCTTTCTAGTACCTGTTTGGATAAACTCTTCAATAGTTTTCTTGAAGGTCACAGCACCAGTCTTAGTTTGTTCTACACTAACATCCTTGATTCCCGCACCTTCAAACAACTTAGATGCTTCATCTGTCTTAAGATAACCATCTTTAATCATCTTCTCAACAGAGTTCTTAAAGGCTAAAATCCTTTGGCTGTCAGCTTTTTCTCCACCTTCAGCCTTGATTACTTCAGCTTGTTTAAGTGCATTATTGAACTCCTCTAATTGAGAGTTACCAATTCTACCAAGAACTTCTTGAACAGACTCGTCATAGTTTGCAAGTTTATCAGTAATCTCCTTCTTGATAGGTGCAAATTGAGTATCAGCCGTTCCTCCAAGGAGTTCACCTTGACCAATCAACTCTTTAACTTTGTCAATTCTGTCACTGATAGACAACTTAACAAACTCAGTAGTATCAAGTCCTGCTTTTTCAAGCACTTCCTTAAGGGCATTAGCTTTTTCTTCACTAGTACCATAACTGCTACTTTCAATAACAGCCTTAAGCTCATCTGTGATAGAAGAGATGTCCTTGAAGATAAGTTCTTTACCTTCTTGTAGTTTAGCACCAATCTCACCAAGCTTACCCTTAAAGGTATCAGCATTAGATAGCTGTCTATGACTTTCCCCTGGATTAAGTGTTTCCATCTTCTGAATAACAGTCTGACCAGTTTCATCCACAAGCTCAAGGTATTTCTCACCAATAGCTGATTTAGCTAGTTTGAGTGAGTTTAGGAGTTGCTCATCATTAAGTCCTGTCTCTTCCTTAAGGTCTTTCCATGACCTAATTTGGTCACCTACCTTAACAAAGGTATCATTGATATTCTGAGGAATCTTAGAAGTCTCTACTCCAAGCTCTTTAAGGGCTGTTGTGATAGTACCTCCACTGTTATTCTTCACAGCTTCAATAAGAGCATTAGCTCCTGCAATTTGTTCAGTTAGGTTACTATCTTTTGTGATAGACTTGAAGTATTGATTTCTGATTTCCTTATTCTCTTGAGCAATTTGTCTAAGGTGTTCTGCTCCTTGAAGGTAAAGCTCTTTAGCATCATTTTTGGCTTGGTCTTCAGCTTCTTTCTTAAGTTTTTCTTGTTGGGAATTATTGTCAAATACTTCCCACAAACTTGTACCAAGTCCAATAGCACCACCTATCAATGCTCCTGGTACAGCACCTATACCAAAGAAAGAACTACCTAGTGTAGCACCTAACCCTGCCCATGAGGCTGTACTTGCAAGAACATTTCCTGCATCTTTCCAACCTTGGCTTGCATTTGACTGCTGTAGAACATTATTACCAAGTTCTGTAGCTATACCTATACCTAGAAGACCTGCTGTTTTAGCACTAGCTCCTGCTTTATACTTGTTTCGTCCTACTCTAGACATACCATAAGGAGCGTTAACAGAAGCATTTCTAGCTGTTCTAGACATCCCTGATGATGCTACAGCAGTGTTTACATTCCTTGAAGTAAGACCTTGACTCATTGCTACATCAGAACCAAACTTACCTGCAAGACCTAGAGGATTTAATCTTCCTCCACTAGCTGTATTCATAGCTGTTGCCACAGTAGATAAGGTAGTGATAATACCTGTAGCCCATGTAAGGAATTTAGTAGTAATTGCTCCTAAGAGAATATACTTACCTACTCCTCCAAGCAATGTAGCTACAGCAGAAGCTGTATTGATTGCTAGTGTGAAGAAGTTAAGGATAGATTTAAGTCCACCTTCAACAGAACCTCCAATAGAGATTAGGACAGACCTAATCATACCTACCACAGACTTAACAAACTCTTGTAAAGCACTAAAGAAGTTTTGACCACTTGCTGAGCTTAGGACATTGAGTGCTCCTCTACCTAATTCAACGATTAAAGGCTTAAGACTATTTACAATGCCCAAAATAGCATTTCTCAAGCTCTGTAGCACGCTATTTACTTGAGATGGTCTAAATGTACCGATTTGTAAAACAATGTCTGAGAGAGCCTCTAAGACCCCTTTAACAACGTTCGTCAATTCATTAAAGATATTAGTCTTGGTTGCAATCTTAGCCACAGTAGATGTAACACTTCCTACAAAGCCTTTTAGAGCTGTAAGGATTGCATTTACATTAGAAGGGTTAATAGACTTAACTACAGTGTTAATGGTATCTGTAACTTGTAGGAATAATGAAGAAACAATACGGACAGCTTCTGAGTTCACAGCAAGTTTAGCAATATTGTTGTAAATATCTACTATACCTGATAATACTCTTAAAGCTCCACCAGTAATTGCTTGAGATGCTAACTTAGCTAGACTTTCAACTAGCTCTGCTCCACTCTTCACAATATCTCTTACAAAAGTACCGAACTGTCTTCCTGTATTGTTGAGCACTCCTAGGAATGACTTAGTTACATTAAAGAACTGTGTACCTACATCTAAACCTTTCACACCTTCGTTGAAGGCTTTAGCAAAGTGCTCAATACTATCTGTGAATTGTTTACTAAAGGCTAACTTCCAAGCAGAACCAAACTGATTTACTTGTTGAATTGTACCTCCAATAGCATTACCTAGTCTAGTTACATACTCTTTAAACTTATCAGTACCTACAATTTCTGTAATACCCTTGATAAAGTCACGAGTTGCTACATACACTTGGTTAAGTGCTCCTGGCTTAGCATTACCTTCTTCATCAATATCATCAAACACAAGTAAGTTTGATAATGTTTCTTTTAAGTTGGCAATAGCTTGTCTAGGTGTAATGATTGAGTTTACAAGATTTTGGAATGTATCTTCATTACCTAGCTTGTTGACCACATCAAGGTATTCATCTGCTGAGATAAGTCTTTTCTTTGTAGCAGAAATGATTGAATCAGCACCTTTAGACTCAGCAAGTTTTTGTAACTCAGCATTAAGTCTAGAAGCTCCTAGGGCAGATAGTCTTTGTCTGATAAACTTGTAGTCTTGTTGGTTAAGCACACCTGAGGCAAGCATTTGAGAGGTTTGCTCTGTTACAGTTTTCATACCCTCAATAGGGTTTTTAGTCTGTGCTAGAAGTCCTGCATAACCTTTTACAATCTGCTCTGAGTCTCTTCTTCCATAAGCTGTATAGGTAGAAGCTTGCTCTAGCAAGTCAGTTGCATCAAACACAGTTGCTTTACCATAATCACCTAAACGCTTGATTGATTTATTGACTGATTTCTCATCAAAACCAAGAGCTTGCATGTTGATACGGTAAACCTGCATAGCATCACCGAGGTTATTGGCTTCATCTTTAAGTTGACCAATACCACTTCTTACTGAACCTAGTGTAGCATTTACAGCAGTACCAATAGCACCTGTAATCTTGTTACCAACTAGACCCATAAGGTTTCCTTGGATTCCTAGTATAGTGCTATTTACTTTATTGAACACACTTAAAAGACCTTTAGCAGGGTTAATAGCCCCTAATTTTAGCATCTGAGATGATAAACTAAAGGTAGAACTAGATACATCTTGAATAGCCTTGTGAAGATTTCTCCATGACTGATAATCTTGGTCTTTTACCTTGATATAATCAGCAGAGAATGTTCTTTCTCTTCTTCCATTAGTGGTAGACTCTTGCACAGTACCACTTTGAGCTGTTCCTTTTGTAGTGTTGATTTTAATAGGGATTCCTTCAATCTGCTTCTTAAGAGCTAGATAATCTTTAAGGGCTTTATCCGTATTAAACATGAGCTTAACATTAAAAGAGAGTGGCGAAGTATTCTTGCCACCCATCTTTCCTAGTTTCTTCTCAAAGTCTAACACAGAATCCCTAAGAGCTGACACAGACTTCTGGGCTTTTTCAATTTCCTTTAAACCTGTAATATCAACCTTAATGGTTCTGACTGCCATACTTTTCTCCTACGGTTACGCTACATCCTCAACGTTTCTACGGATTTCATAGAAGTTACCATTTTCATCACGAGATACAGTGAATGAAAGTGATAATGTAATTTCTCCCTCAGTAGAGAACTCACGAGAATTTTCAGTAATCAATACATTGTTGAATACATAGTATTCTTTAACACCACGAGTGTTCTCAACCATTTGAGTAACTCTGAAGTGTGTATTGTTAAGTCTCTTGTCATTAGCAACAATCAACTCAACATCACGCTCACCATTGTAGGTTACAAGAAGTTTCTCACCAATATACATTGGATTTACAAGAACTGTTCCTCTTTCATAACCATGATGCTCTTGTGTCAAAGCAATGAACTCATCATCTTCAAGTTCTACACCTGTAGACAATGGAATGTTTGACAAGTAAGTGCAAGCACATTTGTCTGATGAGATTGTGATTGTGTTACAGTCTTCATAGTAAAGGTCAGGAATCAAAAGTGAACCATAACGTTTACCAGCAATAGTAACTTCTTCAATCAAGAAGCTATCTGTAACAGGGATACCACTAGTCATTTTCTTAGACATAGATTGAAGTGGATTCAACCAGTAGTCATTACATGATGTAGTAGTTGCTGTAATCTCTTTAGTGATTTCCACTTGAGATTTATCATATTGTCTACCGAAGCAACGAGCATCAGTGGCAGGCACAGATATATTATGAGTGAATGATGTCAAACATGACAACAACACGTTAGAGAACTTACGAAGCTCTGAACGGTCATTCACAACAGAGATAGATGAGAAGCCAATGTGACCTGTAAGCTCATCTTCTCCTTTGTAAGTTACTTCATAAGTAACCACAATACCATGGTCAGAAGGTTTCCAACCTGTACCTGTTTGAGTCATAACTTTAGAATCTGCAAGGTCTACAGTACGAAGTACAAAACCTGGAGCAGAAGTGTTAAACTCATAAGTATATACATAAGAATTTTCTTGTGCTACATCTTTGAAGTCTGACACAATAGCTTTAAACTCATATTTACCTGCTTTAGGTAATTTAAGATAAAGCATGTTAAATCCTAGAGCAAAGTCATCAGCATCAGCACGGACTTGGTACTTAGCAGAAGCTTTCTTCTCAGCAGGATTTACATAAAGTGTACCTGTGTTCAAACATTTGATAGGGTTACAGTTAAGTTGGTCTTCAGGAACATCTTTACGTACATATTGTACTAGGCTTCCTGAAGGAATAGCAATCTGTTTGCTTGCTTTCCAACGTACACAAGGTCTGATTTCTTCTGTGATTGACACAATGATTTTAGAATCCTTGTCTTGTGTGTTGTAACCATACATAGGATGTGACATATCTACAAAACAATTAGACATTTATTTCTCCTTTTTGCCTTGGTTTGCATTTTGTTTATTTCCATCTTCTGATGGGGTATTAACTGGTTTTTTCTTTGAGCCTTCCTCTACCATGTGTTCACGAACACGAGATACAGCTTGAAGCTCTAGCTTTCCTCCATGACGATTAGCAATCTCATTACGAGACATGAAAAACGCATTGAGGTTTAATGGTTGTTCTACAGCCATAATGACTCCTTTACATACAAGTGAATATAGATAGTGTAGCAGGGAATGAGAACATCTCAACTTCATCTACAAGCTCATTAGAGAAGTCTTCAGGACAACCTATATCAGTTACTTTAACTCTAATAGGTAAGTACCATCCGTCTAATGAGGCTACATCTTGAGCGAATGTTTTTCTTTGGATGCCTCTAGGTGTTTGTACTTGATGCACAAGCATATTCTTGATTTGACAATGCACTTCTTCTCTATACTCTAACTTACCTTCAGGTGTATTCTCAATACATACTCTTCCAGTAGGAGGAGTTACAGGTGAATAATACACAGAGAAGTTTACATAAAGTTTAGAAAAGCATTTTGAGCTATTATCACAAGCAATATCAATAGCAAGGAAAGGAAACTCTACTCCCTGGTTTAATTGGAAGTGTTCTGATGTTCCTACATGCTTATTGAACTGTTCATCAAAGTTGTTATACCTTTTTCTAGGGTCTAGCTCATCAGGGTTATCAGGTTGAATAAAGTAGTCTAAGACTCCTGAACCATACATCTGTAGCCACTTCTTAATGTTTATATATACAGCACTAATCATTTGGCTATTCTCCTTGGTATCTTAACTTTATTCTTTCTCCCTTGTGATGCTAAGTATTCCCTAGCTTCTGCTGTATCACTAGAATTGTATCTAGCAGTTCCAGCTCCTCTTCTTCCTGAAGGTCTAAGAGCCTTATAAATCCCAAAGAATCCACTTGTAGAGTTTACAAGTTGCTCACTTTCTCCCACAGTATCAAATGCAATAAAGATGAATGGAAATGCAGGGTATCTAGGATAACCCCTTTCATGGTAAACATGTGTGTAGTAACGGTCTTTACCTCTTCTTGTAGGAGGAAAATCAGACCTATCACTATACACAGAAAAACCATCAAGTGTTTTCTTCATCTTAATAGACCTAACCATCCGTCCAGTTTGAACTGAACCTGTGGCTTTAGCCTCTAGCATACCTGTAACAGTAAAGTCAACAAATTCCTTTGAGAACTCAATACCCTTCCAGTTATGAATGTCAGTTGTGGTCACGAGTAATCACCCCCTGTAATTGTTTAACATAAGGAGCACACTCAAGGATAAGCTGTTCAGACTCACGAGGAATGAGCCTTTCACCAGTCATCTTAATATCCCAACAACCTGGCAAAATTTCATAAGTTCTACAAGCTACAACTTTCCAAAATAGGTATCCTGCATCTTCAGGACAAGCAAACCTATTACATCTTGTAGATATTCTTTGCATGATGTAGTAACCATGCTTAATATCAAAATCACAAGCGTGAGATTGATTATGTAGTGAGAAGTAGAAAGTCTCTAATTGCCTTGAACCTTCAAGACCATGAGTAGTTGTAGCGTCACTTTCAGAACCTCTTGATGTAGGCATGTGGTCTACACATTTAAGGTGTTCTACTTCTTCCCACAAACATTTCATTATTTGTCTGCTGTTTTCATCATAAGTCGGTACAGCAGTTCCTTGCCTAAGTACAAGAATTTCTCTGTTATTCCAAGGTAAGCTCATTATATCACCTACCTTTACAGTTCTTCTTCAGGCACACCTTCATTTATGACAGCGTTATTTACTGGAGGCTCTACCACTGTAGGCTCTTCTACTTTAGGTTTTTCTTCAACCGTTGGTTCTTCGACTTTAGGTTCTACAGGCTTAGGAGCTTCCTCAACTTTAGGAGGCTCAGTTTCCTTTGGAGTTTCTTCGACTTTAGGAGTTTCCTCTTTAGTCTCAAGCTCAAACTCTTTATCCTTATTGTCTTGAACATAAGTAGATGTAGTATTCTCAATCACTTCCTCAAAAGTGCTTTGGATGTTACCCTCATTATCTGTGTACTTAAGGTTAATCAGATAACCTCCTAGAATGTCATCTACAGGGTAAACCTTGTCTTTCAAGAAAACATATAGTCTACCTTCATAGTATGTACGGTACACAGTGGAATAAGTTTCAACACCATTGATAGAGCGACCAGTACCACACTTAGAGCAACCGTAAGAACGTGATTCACGTTTACGCTCTCCTTTGAATTTTACTAGCATTTTCTCCTCCCAATAGCTAAATACATATTGTCTGTGTAACTCTTCTTACACAATGATAATGAACTGAGTGTCTTAATAGACCATGTGTTGATAAGTTTAACGTAAAACCTATCAATGCTTCCTGAGTCAATAGTCCATTCTCTAACAATATAATCGACAGATTTTTGTTTAAGAACTGCTCCTACTGCTAGTCTATCCATATTAGCACATTCATCTAGAGTACCACAATTATTCTGACTTGCAATAAAGATGCTTAGGAAGTGGCACATAGCATCATAGACACAATCAGGTAGTGTCTTTGAAGTATATCCTGCTTCATAGTCAAGAATGATTTTATACTCTGCCTCACAAGAGCAAGGGTCATAACATTTACAACATGGGCTAAGCTCATCTGTAACGTTGATTAGAATTGTACCCTCCACAAAAGACCAATTCCATTTAGTTGTATCAAGCTCATACTCTTCACGCTCTAGACCTTTTCTTTTGTGTAAATACACTTTTAAAGTAGTAGGGTCAAAGCCTTTGTAGTAATAGGGTTTAATCTCAACCATAGCATCACAACCACACATCTCAAATTGTGTAATTGGAATTACTTCATGTCTTTGTGCTCTTAGGATAGTGTCACACTCACCGTCAGTCCAACAAAACAACCTAGCAAGTACACGGAGAAAGCTCTCCATGTACTTTTGCATAGTTGCTCCATCATCACAGTCAAAACATCCACAACGCTCTTGAAGTTTCTCAGTTATTCTAATCAACTCCAATTCAGGTTGCATAGTGTTTCTCCTTATTTAGCAGGAATAGTTGCCATAGGGAATGGGTTAAGACCTGTAAGAAGACCTTGAATACGTTCAAATACTACAGCAGGACATGATTGCTCAAGTGGAATGTTTGCCACAAGCAAGTGAGAAATGTGTGAGTTAGTGTGTACCAAACCGAAGTTTTCATACTTGTCACAGATTACTTCACATCCTGGTTTAGATGTGTCTTCTGTACGTTGAGTGTAGATAGCTGATTGAGGAATGAACAAGTCATATTGTGTCAACGCTTCTACTCTAGCAAGGTCAATTACATAAGCCTCACCAGTCATTGTTTCTTCAAGGTCAAATGGCAAGTGGTAAGACACACCGAAAGGAATACCTTTGAATGTGATTGTTTCACCATTTACAGCCCATCCTTGAGGAAGTTTACCATCTTTACCTGGTACGATTTCAGCCTTGATTCCACGAAGAGTCAATGGGTGAACATAAATCTTGTAACGTGCTGATTGGTTATCCAATACATCAAGATAGCAAGCTACTTGACGGAAAGCTCCGATAACTGAACCTGAAGCATCAATAGGAGTTACACCTGGGTGAGACATCATTTCAGCCACACCTGCGAAAGGACGAAGACCTTGACCTTGGAAGTTCAACATACCTTGAACGATATGACGTTGAACGATAAAGGCGAATGTGTACCATGCCATAAATTGCTCAGCTTCTTCATAAGACATACCCAAACGTTGGAAGATGTTGATAAGGTCACCTTGTTTAAAGTGCATTTTATCTTTCATCAAACGGTCAAGACGAGTTTCACAGTCCTTGAAACATAGGTAACGTACTGGTGTAGCATCACCTGTAGCTTGCATAGTGAATTTCTCAGTGAAACAGCAGGCATCTGAAGTATCATTGGCAAAGTCAGGAGCTTTAGTTCCCCATGTAATACCTTCGATAATCCAGTCACCATTTTTAGCTTGTCTCAAAGCACCAAAGCTTGACTGCTCAAAACGTTTAAGGATGTCATTTACAAGTTCATCTCCCATACCAACTTCACGAAGTGAAGGTACTGCTTTAGACCAGTCACGAGAGATACCGAACGGAATTTTACCGTCTTCATTAGTAAGGTTTGCTTTGTTAGCAAGTTGAGCTTTAGTACGCTCATACAAGTTATCAATAGCTTCACCCAAAAGAATATCAAAATTAGTTTCAGCCACTATATTATCCTCCAAAACGAACTCTACCAAAACGGTTCGCTTTAACTTCTTCTTGTTTTACTTGTGTTTGTTCCACAGAAGGATTAGCCTTCTCAAGCAAAGCGCTTAGTTTTTGGAACTTTTCATCAATTTTCTGCTCTTCAGCTTCTTTAGCTGAAAGTTTATTTTTCAGTTCTGCATTTTCTTCCAAAAGTTGCTCTTTTTCAGCAGTGAGGGCTTCAATAGCTTCAATAGCTTTAGTCAAAGCATCTTCTTCTACTACTGCTTCCTCTTCTGTAGCTTCTTCAGTAGGTTCAACTACTTCTTCAGTTTCTACAGCTACTTCTTCTACTACTTCTTCTGTAGCAGGCTCAACAACTTCAGCTTCAGGAGCTTCTACAACTTCCTCAGCTTGTGTAGAAAGATGTGCAAGAACCTTATCTAGAACTTCTTTTCTGTTCAAGTATTCTTCCTCATTTCTTACTAGTAACGAAGGCTCATAGCCTCCACTTTTTGCATTACCAGGATTACCCACAAATGAGAATCCAGTAATTTCAATGGTATCTGTTATTGGTACATCAATACCACCACCATGTTCAACATTGTAGACCACTAATTTAGCATATTCTTCAATGTCGCTATCTTCAATTTCTTTAGAATACCACAAGAACTCAGATGAAATAGCAAAAGGCTCATCTTGAATGATAAGGTCTTTTACATTACTAAGCTCAAGGTTTACATGTGGTTTAACTAGTAGGTCATATCTTCCATTGGAATCCATTACTAGCTTAAGGTCTGACTTTCTGAAATAACCTTCTCTCACAGGGAATGAGTTCAAGTCTCTGTGACCTGTAGAAACATAACCTTCAAAAGAACCATCAATGCTGTCATACCATTTTTTAAGTGTACCTTTACAAATATACAACCGAATTGTGTCATCTTGATAAAGCACAGAGCCTTCTGATAACAATGTCATGTAACCCTCAGAATTTTCCACTTTATCTACTGATAACTGCTCTCTCTCTTGTTTAGTATGAGAGAGATTCATAATCATGTCTAGGTCATCTTTCTTTTGTAGGTAAGTGTCAATCTCAGACATGATTTGCTCTGCAATCTTTGTCTTAACTGGCATTACTCCACCACCTCAAACAGATTATATTTAAGTTTTCTCACTTTCTTACCTCCACAGGAAGCACAGTAGGAGTATTCATACTGAACATTGTCCTTTTTGAGTCCTGCTTCAGTCTCAGGAGAGTAAGGTAGTTGTTCTGTAGCCTCTTTCAGACTTTCAATGAGAACTTGGTCAGTAGTCTCATACCAACCATCATTCTCACTGTCATTTCCTGGGTAAAACTCAAAATACTTACGTTGATTTTGAATAATACTTTTGTCATTTAAGAAGTTCACACGAACTACCAAGTCTCTGTTAAGAAAGCGAGCTACACGAAACTTACTCATTCAGTAACCACCTTCACTTTCGTACCTTCAGTGATTGGAGAAATAACTTCCTTCTCATAACCAAACTGCTTGGCACGAACTTCTTTAAGGTGTTGTTGGTAAGTTTTCCCAACTTCCTTAACTTCCATTATTTATCTCCTGCGTATGTAATAGGAAAGCCATAGCAATCAAATTCAGTGTCTTTAAGCTTAACTTCTTTAAGAGTGTAGTTAAACTCATATTTATCACCACAGCAGTAAGTGAATGACTTGAATTTCTTGTCTGTGACATCAAAGTATTGAATTTGTTCTTGACCTACAACAACTTTACGTAGTTGAGCAAGAATAGTTTCAGCTAAAGGTGACTTAAAGTTAAGTGTTTCATCTGCAACTTCAACTTTCAAATTCATTTCTGGAACTTTAATTGTAGCCATCTATGTGCTCCTTTCGTCGAATGTTCTAATAATAGTATAACAAAAAAAGAGAGTTTAGCAACTCTCATACCATAAAGTTAAAATTCAATGTTTTCAAGAACTTTAGCTGTACCATGTTGAAGACGGTACTTGTTAATAAGCTCCATGATTTCTTCCATTGATTGAGTATCAAAGGTAGTATCAAATTCATTAAGGAACTCATCTTCTTTTACGTGAACAATACCACGTACTTCAGGCTTAGCTCCTTTACCTTTTCCTTTACCTACTACATACCCTACAATGTAGTTAGCATAAAGATGTCCTGATGATTGCTCCATAAGAGCACGTTGGTCTACCACAAAGGTATAAACCTTTTCTTCCTTACCATCTTCTGTTGTTTGTGTAGACACTTTAACTCGATTGTCAAATGCCACATCAACGTTCACAGCGTAAGATGTTCGAGGAGTACGAAGCATATTACCACTTCGACCAATGATAGGAATTTTTTGTGCTACGTTTTCAACTCCACCATTGATAAGAACCTCAGCATCAAGGTCAGTCAATTCTGCATATTTACGTAGAGTATAAACAGGCTTACCTGCTCTAGTATACTCTGGTTGAATGTTCTTACGCTTCTCATCAAGAAAGCCTAAAACATCAGTAATAATTTCAGTCATCTAAAGTTCCTCCATGACGGTACATACCTTTAAGTCCGTCTTTGTTGTCTTCTATATTTACTCTTTGAGTATCTGCATTTAACACTTGATAGATATAAGGTTTAGGTTTACCAAAGTCAGTCACAAACTTACCTTTAGCTTCCTCATCTAGATTTAGGTAATCATTGTATGAGCTAAATGACTTCTCATTAGCCAACTTAGCATAGATGACTGTTACATCAGAGTAGTACATGCTATCCATAACATAATGGTATTGCATGTTATATTCTTTGCACAGTGTGAGAACCATTTCCTCAACATCATCAAGCTCAATAACTACCATGTCCTGATAGGCTAACCCCTTGTATTCATCTACGGGCTTAACCTTACCTTGGACTAATCCCCAATTATACCTAACAAGGTAACTAATCAATTTGAAAAAACGAAGGGTTTTCTCTCAGAATCTTAGCACAGTTAGTCATTAGTGATACATCTGTGATATATTCAGTCAAGTGTTCAGGAATACCTAAAACTTCACCTACTAGCTTCTCACAAGCATCAATAACATTATCATCAAACACTTCATAGACTTTGAACAAGTCTTCAGGAGTGTAAATTTCAGTATCTCCATTTTCTTGGAAGGCTGTAAATGCCATTGAGATAATTGAGGCATAGTTACGGACTTTACGTGCAATACGTGGAGTAATATACTTAGATTTAGCTGAAATTTCTTGGATATAAGCATGACCATCTTGAACAATCTCAGCTCCTTCAGGTGCTTTACCAATAATAGGTAACCACAAAGTAACTGTGTAGTCTTTAGGTGATGCAGAACCAATCTTAGTGCTATCTCCATTCACAACAGAAGATGTTGCTGTTTGGATAGCTACTGGCTCTTGTGTTTGAGTTGCTTCTACAAAGCTATCTTGTAGTTTTGACAACTCCTCAATGGATAAAATCTTATTAGACATGTCTTCTCCTATACAATTAAGTTTTTCTTCAAGTACGCTTCTGCCATATCATCATCAATACCTTTAAGTCTGTCATATACATCAAGAATGTATAAATCGTTATTGTAATTGTAGTTGTTTGTGAACTCATAACTATCAAACTTAATGTGCTCAGATAATCCTGTGGCATTTTGAAGAATATGGACTACTTGACCGATAAAGTGGTCACGCATTGGAATGATTGTGTTCTTCATAGCATTATCAATAATACTATAAGTACCAATGTTTGACACAGTTTTGTTCAAGTCAAATAATCTAGCAGGTACTCCGAACATTTGACAGATGATAGCAGGAACATACTGTGACAAGTAGTCAAGGAAGTCTGTTGCCTTTGTATCACGTTCAAGCTGTTCTAAGTTTTGGAAATTTCCTGAATATACGATTGCATCATTGAACTCAGTTTCTGAAAGTTTTTCTGCAAATGCATTCATATCTTCAATAATTTTCTTGGTTCTTTCACCTTTAGCAGTTCTACCCATATCAAGTAGTTCACCACCACTAAAGGCTGTACCTTGCTCAACACTCTCTTCGATTTGCTCTTCAAGAGTATCTTTAGCCTGCAAGGCAATAGTACCAATACCATTACGAGAAATATCATAGTTCATACGGTTAAGGATATTAAGAATAAGCTCAACACGTTTTCTGTCTTTAAGCAACGGTGACATACAGAATACTTGAGATGTATCAATACGAACACAAGCAAACTCTTTGTCAGTTACAACTAAGACCTCATTCTTGAACTCCTCAGGATTCTCTAGAATCTTTTGAATGTCATCTGCTGAGTAATCATTCACTGGTCTATTGTTACCAGTCTTTCTGTCATAAGGTGTAATGTAAGTATTTGTGTTTTTGATTAGGTATGTCAAAGTTTGTCTAAGGACTGGCTTCTTAGGGTAATCAATCACACAAGCTAGAATATCTTTTGGATGGATTCCTACTAGACCTTCACCTGTATTCAATAGACCATAGTAACCATACTTACGGTAACCTTTAGCTACTTGCTTCAACACATCATAGTTACGCTGACCATTGAAGTTAAGACCATATAGATAATCTCTTAGTTCCTTATCTTTATCAAAGCTTTCTGTAGTAAGGTAGTTGGTAAACATGTAGTTCACAATGTTATCCAAAATGTAATCTACATCAGGTAGGTCTAAAGCTAGTCTCTCAATGTCCTCTAGATTATCTCCTACAGGAGTTCCTCTAAAGCCTGAACTTTGAAATACTAGTCTGTCCTTATACTCTGCATTAAAATACCTATCCATAGCACAATCGCCACCACACTCATCTTTGCGACACTTGCCACAGCTCATTAGCTACCTCCTAGGTAAAACAGTTCAGCCACATGAAGGGATAGCAATACACTATCAAGTTCATCAGGTGAATGTTTAAGTAATTTCTTAATTTCAGATTTAGGTCTGATTTTAACAAGTCTATCTTCAGGCTTCTGAATCTCAGAAACAAATGACATTTGTCTGCTAATACCATCCCAAACTTTTCTCACAAATGATACCCTTTGTGCTTCCATCATACCTCTTAACATTAGGTGCATCTCTGCTCTTCGGTTAAAGGCATATTCAGCACTAGGGTCTTTTGCAATGACCTTAATCTCTGTAGGCTTACCTCCAAAGTTTATGTCATACACAGGACATTTAAGTTGTCCTGAAAGTCTTCTCATCTTCAGTGGTTGAACAATGTGTGCTCCTCCACCTGCATCTATTCCAATAGCTTTAGCATTAAGCCTATTTGCTAGTGTGACAATGTTATTCACAATCTCAATAGCTGTTATACCATCAATCCACTCAGCAGGCTTAATGTCCTTGGTATCCACAACAGTAAAGTGGTTTTTCTTATCAACCACAGATACAGTAACCTGTATACTGTCAGAACCTTTATAGGCACTATCGACTCCGATAAAGAAGTCAAGGTCTTTGCCTCTAGTGTCAAAGCTATCTAGAATATCAGGTGATGAATCGAAGAATGAAGAACGCTCTGTAGGGAACTCACAAAGAAGGTTTTCCCTAATAGAGTCTTCGGTAATAGTAAACTGTGACCTCATTAGTTGGTCTTTAGTGTACTTGATACTACCTTCTTCCATTGCTGTCACCACATCTAACCACATCACAAATTCATCATCTGCTAAGTCCTCATTTACCATGAAGTCATAGAAGTTGTTAAGTGAACGTGGATTAGAAATCAGGTACATAATCAGCTTTCTACCATCATCTGATTCAAATTCTCTTCGACCCATGTGACCAAGGGCAATAGGAGAAATATCAGATGCTTCATCTCCAAACATATTACCACCTCTACCAATGACATGGATTTTAGATGGGTCAGTAAAGTTTGAACCTGCTGATAGACCTTCTAACTTACCTCCATTCCTAAATGAGAATCCCTCACTTGAGAATGAAGATAAACCACGCTTAAGCCTTTTGTCTACTGCTGTGACATCCTTTTCATCAAAGGATAACATAGCTTTAACATCAGGGTGAGAGTTTACTAGAATCTCTCTAGCGTGTTGAATAATAATTCCTGAATACTCTTGAGTAGAACCTACAGCATAACAGTTCTCTCCTTCATAGGCAAAATGGTTAGACATAATACCACAGAGGAATGATTTACCATAACGAGGGGTTGCTACACAGTAACCAGTCTTATACTTACCACTAAGGAAAGCTCCGAACTGTACTGCTTGTGACCACCAAAGCTCTAGATTAAACTCAGATAAGGCTGTAGTGAATCCTAGCTTGTAATACTCAAGCTCTTTCTCAAAACCTTCTCTTTCCCTAATGGTGTTCCTCTTGAAGTGCTTAGGTATTTTACCCTTCACAGCATCCTTAAGTTGGTCTTGAGGAGTTACCTGGTCAAGAAGGATTGATAGTTTTTCTTTGTTGGATAATACCCTACGCTTTTGAGTAAGTGACCCAACATCTGCATCTTGGATGTGCATAAACAATATCTCCTCCAGTATAACTAAGCTCTTCTTGAATATCCACAGAAGGTGCTACGTTAGAAAAGCTCTCTGTGACAGGTATTGTTGTGCCATTCATAGCAAGACAGGTAGGACATGTCTTAGAATCACCGATACAGTTCCAAGTCTTAAGGATTGAGTTCTCAGTAACAATCTCAAATAACTTAGCACTTTCCACAGAAGCCTTTTCAATAAGCATCTGTACTTCACTCATAGCTATTCTGTCTAGCTTGTGTCTGAAGTCTGAAAGTAAGTCATCAATGTTTACTGTCTCTGTGGAATCAATAACCTTAGCCCTTAAGTCTTGAGCATGAGCTTCAAAAATCTCTCTGAGCCTTGAGTAATTACTTCTAGCATAGTTAGTTGTGTTTACACCATTACGAACTTCAATAAGCTCTTGTGGTGTCATATCAACTCCTAGAGAGTCCAAGATATAATCAATCTCTCCTAGGAATACCTCAGAGTAGGTATCAATTAGGTAATCAATCAAAGCTTCTTCAGCACTAAGATAGTCTCCCATAGTCACAACAGATGTTGCAAACCCTTCTAGGAGACTAACTATTTCATCATAATGCTCTTTAAATAAATCTTCTTTCGGACTGTGTGATGCCATTACATATCTCCAAAGAGTTCATCAAGCTTCTCTTTAGTGTAGTTCTTAAGCTCTTCAATACCATCTTTAGTGTCATGATTGACATTGACTGTGGTTTGTGTAGCTTTACCTTCGATACGGTCAGCCCATTCTTTACGCTCAACACTATCCTCAAAGGATGCCATAATCTGTAACATAGCGTTCTTAGCGATTGGTGTGCATGGAGGGATTTGACTATAGGCATGATAACCTACAGAGTTGATTAGTTCTTCCTCAACATCAATTAAACCCCAACGCATTTGGTAAAGTCTTAAAGAGTCTTCATCAAGAGCACTAAGCTCTCTCATAGTCTCTGAATAAAGTTTAGTCTTAACTGCCATGAGTCATTCCTTTCACAAGATTAAATACTCACACAGAAGGAATCCAACCTTCTTAAATTAAGCATAAGTGTGAACCAAAATTATTAAATAGAGAGATACATCCTCCAAGACTTGAACTCGGAGTATAGGAGTAGAAATCCTATGTGTTATCCAGTTACACCAAGGATGCATAATGACGGATTTAACCGTCATTTAGTATTCACATGAGTGATACCTATTAACCAAAGTACGTAGTCAGAGTCGAACTGACGCTCAAAGGGTTGCAACCTTTTGCCTTACCTCTTGGCTATACGTACACAAACCTACAGGGAGATTTACTCCCCATAGGAACTGTAAGGAGGTGTCCTCTTATGGCTTCAACCATAAAGCGTACAAGTTAAGTATAACATAATACCTAAGCTTTGTCAACACCATACAAACCTAAAAGGATTGCTTCTGCCTCATCATCATTTGAAACAGATAGACCTTTATCTTCACAAAGGGCTATAGCCTTCTTCTTAGCTTCTACTCTTTTACCGTTCAGTCCATAAGGCTTTCTCCAAACGGTAGGTGGTACTAGAGTCACAGTGCTGTTACGTAGTTCTCTAATAACCAATCCTTGAACGATACCAAGCATCACAAGTGTCTTTTGGTTTGAAATGACTTTCAATTCCTCAATGAAGACCTTATCGAATTGACCATGCTTTTCACAGAGAAGTCTGACAAACTCTGCCATATACTGTCCTCTGTCAATATAACTATCCTCATTGCTTGTGATAGTTCCATAGTCAATGATTTTCCCATTGTTTAAAACACAGAAGCCTGAACTCTTTGTAGATAGGTCTAGTGATAAAACTTTAACCATGTAAAAATTATACCACTACCTAATCACTGTGTCAATATAAAAATTTTATTCACCAAAAAATGTTTGCAACTTGATTGCGAACATTTTCTGTTGGTATTAGTCCTAGTTATAAATATATAATACCTAATAATCTAATACCTAATAGTTATATAATACCTAATAATCTAATAGTTATATATAATTAGTTAATAAGCTATATTATTACCATCAAAAAGATACATATACGAAATTATATCACTCTAAAGTCTAGACATTTTCTATTCTGTGTGATATACTTTCTGTGGAGGAGTCTTATGGATACAAAAATTATTTGGTACTTTAATCGTGACAAAAAAGAGAGAGGTACAACCTTTGTGAAGAAGGATGAGTACCGTTTAGCATTAGAATTTGAAGATAATGACCTTGTGAATCAAGACCTTAAGCTACAAATCAATAAATTCCTAAAAAGGACTTATCATGTCACTGTGCATCAGCTTACCTATTGGCAAAATCCACTAAGTGATATATGCAAGAAGTTCAGAGGAAGAGATAGGCTTTGTGAAGAGCTAGGAATCACAGAAGAACAGCTATGCGACCTCAACCTAAGCTTCAATAACCCTCACATTAAGTCACAGCTCCTAATAGGCTATTTACTTCCTGTGCTATCAGACCAGGAGTTCGCTAATTGGTTTTACTCTACTGTGTATAATTTATACAATGATATTAAAGAGCCTTTACTTATATACCCTAATAGCCTTAGTCCTTCATTCTACCAATGGTTATACCATGAGAGTCCTTACTCTCACCTTAATCAGCTAATGCTAGGTAAGAAGATACCAAGTGCTATGATGGTAGGTGATTATATCTATGAGCACAGAGGTGATTATGCAAAAGTCTATAATGAATATTTAAACAGTTTAAGTGAATATTTATACCATAAATACAACCATATACCTAATTACATACTAAGCCTTAAGCATAAACTTACATTAAAGCTTAAACGTAACAATGTCCTTATATCTGATAGGCTTAATCACTTAGGTATGTCCTATAAAGCCTATAATGGTATGTTTGCTCAGGTAAGTCCTATAATGACTAAATATATAGAGATAATAGCCAAGGATACAGGATTCAATAAATATGATATTTTATTCACTATTCTAATGGACTCTGTAGACTACTATGCCAAGAAACCTAGCTATAAACGTAGGGTTACAGAAAAATTCCTAAAAGAACAAGATGTAAAATTATACAAATAAGGTGTATATTTATTATATACCTTTTTCTTTTTGCATAAATATAACCAACATGCTTTTACCTAAAAATCTTAAGTGGTGAATGAGTAAATATGCGTTAGAGGTTATTAGTTCCATTTTT